CACCCAGGGTATAACTGGTACCCAAGGAACAACTGGTACCCAGGGAATCCAAGGCATACAGGGAATACAAGGAACAACTGGCACCCAGGGAACAACTGGCACCCAAGGAACAACTGGTACCCAAGGAACAACTGGTACCCAAGGCATCCAAGGTATACAAGGTCGTCAAGGAACTACCGGTACCCAAGGAACAACTGGTACCCAAGGAACAACTGGTACCCAAGGCATCCAAGGTATACAAGGTCGTCAAGGAACTACCGGTACCCAAGGAACAACTGGTTCGCAGGGAATCCAAGGCATACAGGGAATCCAAGGTATAGGTTCTATATCTGGCACCACAACCTATATTCCAAAATACACAGCTGCTACAACCCTTGGGAACAGTATTATAACGGACAATGGAGCGACGATTGCCATCGCTGGTGCGCTGACCGCCACTGGTACTATCACCGCCAATTTTTCAGACAATGCTTTAAAAACTCGCAAGGGCAACATAAAATTCGCCTTGGATAAAGTTGATGCTCTGAATGGATTCTATTACGAACCAAACGAAATAGCTCAAAAACTCGGTTACAAAAAACAACTTGAAGTTGGCTTATCGGCTCAAGAAGTTGAAGCGGTACTCCCTCAAGTGGTAGTTCCAGCACCAATCGACCCAGCGAAATATAAAACAATCCATTATGAAAAGGTCATTCCATTATTGGTTGAAGCTATTAAAGAACTTCGCGTAGAACTGAACGAAGTTAAAAAGCAACTTATTAAATAATATGAGCGGTTTTAAAAGTGGAGCTAGTGACTTAAATACCCTGTTCAAGTCCTATGCTTTCGGGACCAAGACCAATGCCACGAAGCTTTACGATGGCGCAACAGATTTGATTGATGTTTACCAACCAATTGATGGTAGGACTCCGAGAGCCGCCACCGGGCTTAGAACAAGTGCGACGGGTTATGTGGCAAATACTGACCTTGCCAATATCTTTTGTGATTATAATATCACGTATACTCCAACTCCGGCGCCCACGGCTACTCCTGCGCCCACGGCTACTCCTACGCCCACCCCCCCGCCACCTACGGCTACACCAACTCCTGCACCTACGGCTACACCAACTCCTGCACCTACGGCTACACCAACTCCTGCACCTACGGCTACACCAACTCCTGCACCTACGGCTACACCAACACCAACTCCGGTCCCGACATATACTCTATCCGTCAATGGTGGTCAGGGTACTTCGGCTCTGTCCGGTGGTGGAAATTATGCAGCTGGAATGCGGGTCAATATTACCGGTACTGGTATCTCCGGCTACACATGGGGTTACTGGTCGGGTTACGCTACAACCGACGATGGTCAGATAGGACTCGTGCGATATGGCCATCTCACAATGCCAGCATACCCAACGAGTGTCACACCAGTATTCTACGCACCAACACCAACTCCTGCACCAACAGCAACGCCAAACCCAACAGCAACGCCAAACCCAACAGCTACACCGACAGCAACTCCTGCACCAGCATGTCACTATTGGACTATGTATTACGATGATGGTGGAACCATTTATGAGACGTGGACATATTGCGCCGGTGGAAGTGGTAGTGCTATCGACTACTCTGGCATCGCGTATGACACATGGTGGGAAACTCCATGTGCCTTGGATGGCCACCCACCGAGCGGAACACAGGGTTCGTCGTGTTAATTATTATAACTTGACTGTTGTATCAGTTTATGTAAAATTCTTTAATTATGAAAACAGAAATACAATTAAATAGGGATGATATAGTAACAGCCCTCCAGTCTGCATACGCTACACCAAATACCGGATTAAAAGTTATCTTAGAAAAAATTAATCAACCAGTTGTCGTTATGTCGGGACTATATTCTACGATTGATGTTCCCGGTGAAGCAGATATGTTTGTGGCCATCACAATGCCATTAAAAACGCGGGTTGAAATACTCACCGGTGATAAAGTTTTTTTGACTGACGAAGTTTAATTTCTTATAACGACACAATACTTTTTTCATTTAGTATATATAGATACACTTTATGAATAATTTTGTTAAAGAAGCCTTGAAAGCTGGCGGTATGATTAAGCCGCTGATCATACCATCCGACTTGACTAGTGGAACGGGGTTGATGAATCCCTCAGTCTATAATGACAATGGAAGAATACTGGTGGTAGTGCGTCATGTGAACTACACCTTTTACCACTCAGAGAATAAAATATTTCTACATCCCTGGGGACCACTAACATATCTTCATCCAGAAAACGACTTACACCTTAGAACAACAAATTATTATTGTGAGATGGATAGTAATCTTGACATCAATAAATTTTTCAAAATTGACATGAGTAAGTTTGATACTTACGAGCCACTGTGGGAATTTGTTGGTTTGGAAGACGCGCGGATTTTTAAATGGGGTCAAAAACTCTATATTTCAGGTGTCAGACGTGACACCACCACAAATGGCGAAGGTCGTATGGAGTTATCTGAGATTGAAGTGTGGGCAGATGGTGTCAAAGAAGTATCACGTTTTCGCATTCCGCCACCAAAAGATCCAAAATCGTATTGTGAAAAAAATTGGATGCCGATTCTCGACATGCCATATCATTATGTAAAATGGTCTATGCCAACTGAGGTGGTTCGGGTTGACCCCACTTTAAAAACGTGTGAGACAGTGGCTATGACAGACAGTTCTACCGATTTACGGCGTGATTTACGAGGTGGAACCCAGGTTATAACAATTGGAAATTATCGGTTTGCCATGACGCACGAGGTAGATTTATTTAATTCAGAAGTCGGTAGAAAAGACGCCGTATATCACCATCGGTTTATTGTATGGGATAAAAACTGGAACATTGTCAAATACTCAAAAGAATTCTTTATGATGGACGCCCAAGTAGAGTTCAGTGTTGGAATGTGTCGTTATGGCGTTGACGACATACTAATAACTTTCGGATTTCAAGATAACGCAGCTTACATATTAAAAACCCCGCTAAAAGTCATAGAAGACTTTTTAGATTTCTCTTTTACACAATGAATAGAACCGCTATAATAAATTCACTGATTACTAAGATTGGTGCTAAGTCTTATCTTGAAATCGGTGTATACGATGGAAATAATTTAGATCAAGTAATCTGCCAACGAAAGACGGGTGTTGATCCCGTTAAATCCGATTGGAAGAATCCAGAAATTGTGCTGGTGATGAACTCTGATGAATTTTTTAGACAGAACGAGGAAATGTTCGATATCATCTTTATTGACGGATTACATCACGCTGACCAAGTTGAACGAGACATTAAAAATGCTTTGATGTGTTTAAATCCGAATGGTTATATTATTTGCCACGATATGAATCCAATGAGTGAACAGGCTCAAGCAATCCCCTATAAAGGTGGAATGTGGAACGGTGACTGTTGGAAGGCTTTTGTCAAACTGAGAAGATCTTCCGAAGAATTGATTTCGGTTGTGGTTGATACCGATGAAGGATGTGGAATAATTTGCAAGGGTGACAATAAAGCATTTCGACTTACTTCAACCGATTCATTAACTTATGAGAACCTTGCTAAGAATAGACGAGAGTGGTTAAACCTTATTAGCGTTCATGAGTTTTATACACAGGTGATTGGTTCAGACATCCACGCCTTACTACGAGGATACATCACAGATACTGCTTCACCTCACACAAACTTCTATTTGGGATTTTATTATGATTCCATTGGACAAACCGCATCAGCTATTTCTTACTACATTCGAGCAGCAGAAAGAGCATCCGATGATGTGTTTGCGTATGAAGGTTTAATTAGAGCGTCTATGTGTTTTTCAAAACAGGGTACGCGGGGGCTATCGGTGAGAGGACTTTTACAGAGAGCTATGGTATTGTTACCGCGACGACCAGAGGCTTACTACCTACTAAGCCGCTTTTATGAGAATGAATCAAATGTGGAAGGTTGGGTAAACTGCTTTACCATAGCGTCTTTAGGAGAACAAATATGCGATTTCAATTCTCCCCCGTTATTAATACAGACTGATTACCCAGGAAAATATGGAATTATTTTCGAGAGAGCTGTCAGTTCTTGGTGGGTCGGCCTATGTGGCGAATCGAAAAATACATTCTTGCATTTAATACGTGACCACAATTTAGATTTAACGCACAGAGGAGCAGTCCTTAATAATTTGAAATTCTTAAATCAGCTACAGACAGATGTGATTGTGAGTTACGACAAGACCAAGTTCGATAGACTCAAATTTAAATTTAGCGGATCACAAATAGTTGAGAAAAACTTTTCAGAGTCTTATCAAGACATATTTGTTTTAACTATGTTAAATGGAAAAAGAAACGGCACATACGTTGAGGTTGGTTCTGGTAAGCCTTTTTATGGAAGTAATACAGCTCTTTTAGAACAGTCATTTGATTGGAATGGAATTTCTCTTGAAATAGATGATGGTTTTGTAAAAGACTTTTCTTCGGAAAGACGGAACCCGTGTGTAAAAGAAGATGGCACTACTGTAAATTACGAAGACCTCTTTACCGTCCACGGACTCCCCACCAACATAGATTATCTTCAAATAGACTGTGAGCCACTGGACGTTTCGTACAAGGCTTTGTTAAATATTCCGTTCAATAAGCGAAAATTCGCCGTCGTTACATTTGAACACGACGCATATTGTGATACGACTCGTACTGTAATGGTTGAGTCTCGAAAATACTTAGAGAGTCATGGATACAGAATGGTTGCAAAAAATATTGCTCCTGACGATTGGAGATACTATGAAGACTGGTATGTCCATCCAGATTTAGTCGATATTAAGATGATTGAATTGATGGAATCTCTCGGAGACCATGTGAAAGCAGCTGAAGATTATATGTTGAATCCGGTTGGGTCAGCGACTAATTTTGAGTGGGGGGAAATTTCAAAGAATGAAGAATTTTTAAAAATTGTAAATCGAGAAAATTTTATTGAAAATACATATCAAAAGTTTTTTAATGTCGAAGAGGGTGATGTTGTAGTTGATGTCGGGGCAAGTGTCGGACCATTTTCGTATATGGCCGCATCGAATAAACCAGAAAAGATATATTGCTTCGAACCACATTCCGAATTATTTAAAACGTTGGAGCGAAATATGGGAAATGTTACCGTCCCGGTTAAATGTATACCAAAGGGGATTGGTGCAGTCGATGGTCCTATTGAATTTTCTGGTCTTTTTAATAAAGATTCAATGGCGATGTACTCGAAGAAAAAGTTTGCCGGTAGTATAAAATTTACAACCTTCCTAGCAAATCACTCAATTGATAGAATTGACTTTCTAAAAACTGACTGTGAGGGTGGCGAATATGATATCTTTAATGAAAAAAATTATGAGTGGATAAAAAAGAATGTTAAGAAAATTGCGGGTGAATTTCATTTACATACCGAAGCTGATAAAAAGAAGTTCAGGCTATTCAGAGATTTATATTTAAAGACCTTGATAAATCATTATGTTTTTTCTCTGGATAATATAGACATTAAGTGGGATTTGTGGAATGATCATTTTATCAAATACTACTCGACGGTAGTAATTTACATAGACAATCGATAATGTGGAAGATAACAAAGTAAGAGTTTTTCCAGGAGTGTCCATGGACAAGTGGAAACTTGTAAAATTTCCAACCCTCGAAATAACCACATCCATCCCGCTGAAGGGGTGTGTTGTAGATTGCGCGTTTTGTCCTCAGCGAACATTGGAAAAAGTTTATACAGGTGAAAAAACGCTAACGTTGGACAATTTTAAAAAAGTTCTTGATAAATTGCCCACACAGGTGCGAATAACATTCGCAGGATTTACAGAACCATGGTTGAATAAAGATACAACCGATATGTTGTTGTATGCTCACACCAAGGGCCATTTGGTCGCGGTTTTTACTACCGGAATCGGAATGACGATTGAAGATGTAGATAGAATTAAAAATATACCATTTTCACCCAATCCTAACGGTGGATTTGTTTTACACTTACCAGACGATGAAAGGTTGGCTAAACATCCGATTTCTAAACGATACATTGAAGTGATAGAGCGAATAAAAACGGTTGAGTGTGAAATTACTAATTTTAGCGTGATGGCCATGGGTGCGGTGCACAAGGATGTTAAACACATTTACGAAAGTGCTGTAGTATATCAGATGTGGGACCGTGCCGGTAATCTTTTAGGCGAAGCAACGATGAAGCCCGAACTTCTCAAACTAAGAGATAGATTTAAGTCGGCGGGCATATCCGATGTTCCAAAAACTTGCAAATGTGAAGAGCGGTTATATCACAATGTCATGTTGCCAAATTGTGATGTTGTGTTGTATGGACTACGGGCTAGAAAACATTATAGGGAATCTATTGACGCAGAGTTATGACGACATTATTCCAAAACCATATTCATGTTTTGATATGTGTCGTCGGTGCGAAAATGGAGCAAGTCCAGATGATGAAATTTTTAAATATGAGAGGAATTTTATAAAAATATGAGTATACCAGTAATAGGAACGGCTGTTGTAAATAGTGCGTATTGGGTGACCCGGCTACTAATGAGTGTTGATTTTCCCGTGGACACCTTTGTAATCATCGATAATAATGGGAAGGGTGAGTTAGATGAACAACTCGATTTATTAAAAAAAATCAAACACAAATTTATAAAAAACATTGTGGTGTCTCACATGCCATCGAATGTGGGAGTTTCTGGAGCGTGGAATTTGATTATCAAATGTTATATGAATTGCCCATATTGGGTTATTGTAAATGACGACGTTGCGTTCGGTCCAGGTCTTTTAAAGGAAATGTATGAAGCGGCGGAGGCTGATCCAGAAGTTGGACTCATCCATGCACATGAAGGCGAATTCGATGTCGGAAGCTGGGATCTATTCCTTATCAGAGACAGTATTATTCAGCTATTTGGACTATTTGATGAAAATCTATATCCGGCGTATTGTGAGGATTCCGACTATTTTCTTAGGTTCGTTCACCAGCCCATAAAGAAGATTATGTCTTTGAAAGCTGGTTATCTTCATGGTAACGGCGACGAAACTCAATATTCTTCCGAAGGAAGGCAAACGACAAGAACAAATCCGGAATTATATGAGAAGTTAAACGATGTAACTCGTAAGAACATTGAGTACCTTGACAAGAAGTGGGGGCCAGATTGGAGATACTGTTCTCCATCGATACTACCCTTTGGCGATAAACCAATATCTCAAACAACTTATGACTTGGGTTTTGTTCGCCAAAAGAATTTAGGCTTTTAACACTGTTTTTTAATTATAATACCTATATATACATACACATTATGGAAAATACACCACAACCTATTAAATTCGACGAAGCTGAGTTAGCTGAGGTCGCCGCTATTAGAGATTCATACAGCCAGATTACCATGGTTTATGGTAATATTACCCTTCAGAAGAAGCAATTGGAATCGGCTGAAAAGAAACAAGACGCTGAACACGCTGCTCTTCAAACGCGTGAGCGAGAGTTCCTCGACAAGATTGTTGCCCGATATGGAGAAGGTCAGCTCGATCCACAGTCAGGGATATTCACACCGGCACCTAAAAAAGTCTAATTTGTCATTGGTTATATTGAAATTGGGGAGATGCTCGCATCTCCCTAATTTTTTGACATTTTACATGTTTTGAAAAAATAACTCATATTTATAGATAGACTTTTTATTTCTGACATTTAACAGGAGAATACAACACTATGGCATTAGAACAAAACGGCAAATATAGCCCATCCGAACGCATCGTTTCACCAGGCGTTTTCACAAAGGAGATTGATTCATCATATCTCGCTCAAGGAATTGAGCAGATTGGCGGCGTAGTCGTCGCTCCTTTCCCAAAAGGACCTGGTTTCACCCCAACCGTAATCCGTAGTGAAGCTGACCTCACCAGTATCTTTGGTGATCCCGACGGCAAACTATATGGCCCTTATACCGCTCAACAATACATTCGTCAACAAGGTGAAGTAACGATTGTTCGTGTTGGTGGTCTTGCCGGTTATACGCAGAGTGCTGCTCTATTCGTCACAGCTATCCCTGGAACACAAGACCGCTTTACTGAAAGTAGTTCGTTCACAGGCAAGTCCATTGGAACAGTTATTAGCCAATCGAACGGCGCTGATGTATTTGATATCACCGGAACACTAAGTGCTACATTTGTTGATGGTGTTTACGCCGGAGAGACAATTGTAGTTGGAACCTTTGCCGCACAAATTAGTGCTACTAACTACACAGGTTCATCTTTCGTCGCTGGTAACTTAGTTGGTTCACCAACAATGTCGGTATCATATCTCCCACACGCTGCCAACAAAGCAATCTCATTCAGCGGTTCCGTTGAAATAACCTCTGTTAGTGCATGTGCAACCGAAGCCTCCGTTGTAGGATGGATTACAGGAGAATATGGTAAATTTAATACAAGCACCTGGGAAGCTAATATAGGAATTTCTATCGAAGACGCGTGTGGCGGCTTGACTGCTTCCATAGGAAGTGACGAAGTTGTATTGGCTGTATTGGCTAATACCGCACTCGACCGTGGACAAAACCTCGACGGATTCAGTGGTTCGGTGTTAACCCCATCAATTACAACCGATGTGACAACCTCATATCGTTTGGTCCTCAACACCAAAGATGATAATAACGTAACTTCAAGCTATGGAACATATGATTTCTCCATCGATGGAGAAAGTTCCGCATACATTTCGAATGTATTTGGTGATAATCCACAAGCTGGATATGTAGCTGTTCCTGCTGGAGCAAAAATTGAAGCTGCTTACATCTATAACGTATTCGACGACAAGATGGCTACGGTCATGACTGAGTTACTTGCTTCCGGAAGTTGGAAGATTCAAGTTCAAACTCGTGACGCTCTCTCGTTCTCTGACGGTATCACACCTGATGTCGGTACTTCTACATACGACCTAACCAACGCTTACACACCTTGGATTCAATCTCAGGCAGTAGCAAATTGGGCAGGTTCAACAGGTGGAACAGGTTCTTACCACTACCAATTGTTCAAGGTTCACACCGCCGGTGACGGAACTGATATGAACACAACCTATAAGGTTGAAATCGCTAACGTAAAGTCGGCTGGTTCAATCCCAGGTTCAGATTACGGCACGTTCTCTCTTATCCTCCGTTCTTACACGGATACAGACAAGCGTCCAATCGTCTTGGAAAAGTTTGATAACCTAAACTTGAATCCAGATTCTTCGGACTTTGTTGCCCGTCGTATCGGTGACACTTATTCATACATCGATTATAACGGTAAGGTTCTAAGTTTCGGAAGTTATGCTAACAAGAGCAAGTTGATTCGTATTGAAACAGCCGTTGCTCCTTGGCCAACAGACTCCCTTCCATTCGGATTCGCTGCTTACGCTTCACCAACAGGTGGAGAATACGCTCGCCGAGGTGTTCTTCCGAAGATGGCATACAGCTCCGCTTCAACTTATTTACTACAACCTGGTCGTTGGACTTCCGGCGTATTGTTCAATCCAGCTCCTTCGGACGCGGACGCTACTCTGTTGGCCCTCTATCCTTCTGGCTCCGCCGTTGGACCTGAACGTGACAACAAACAATACTTCGCTCCAATCCCACAAGGTGCAAGCGCCGCTTCAAATGACGCTTTCGACTTGGAAGACGATTGTGGAGTTTCCCCACTATACGTTGCTTCTACCGAATCAACTACAGTTAAGAAACGCCGCTTCGTTCTTGGTTTCCAAGGCGGCTTTGACGGTCAGAGCCCATCTCTTCCTGTTCTCAGTGGAGATGACATACTCTCCACTAACCAACAAGGACTTGATTGTTCTACCAACGTTTCTCGTGGAACCTATGGATATCGTCAAGCGATTGCTGCTCTAAGTAATTCTGATGAATACGATTTCAATCTTATCACCACACCAGGTGTTAACTACGAGCAACACCCATACGTCGTTAACCTAACGGTTGAAATGTGTGAAAATCGTGGAGATGCGTTCTATATCTTTGATATCGCTCCTAACCAATTGGCTGGAGAGTCCTCACAGTTGAACGCAGTTGATTTGGCAAGTGAGTTCGATACGAATTACGCTGCTACTTATTACCCATGGGTGAAAATCAAGGACACGAACACAAATAAGATTATCGCTTCACCTCCTTCCGTTGTTATGATGGCTGTTTACGCTGCCAATGACGCGGTTGCTGCAGAGTGGTTCGCACCAGCTGGTCTCAACCGTGGTGGCATCCCAGCCGCTGTTCAAGTTGTTGACCGTCTAACACACGTTGAGCGTGATGGACTTTACGAAGGTAAGGTCAACCCAATCGCCGCTTTCCCTGGTCAAGGTATCGTGGCTTGGGGTCAAAAAACACTTCAACGTAGTCCATCGGCTCTCGACCGTGTAAGCGTTCGTCGTTTGATGATTGCTCTCAAGAAATACATCGCATCGTCTTCACGTTTCCTTGTATTCGAACAGAACGTATCGGCAACACGTAACCGTTTCCTAAGTATCGTCAACCCTTACTTGGAATCAGTTCAACAACGTAGTGGTCTATACGCCTTCAAGGTTGTAATGGATGATACTAATAACACTCCAGACATGGTTGACCGTGGTATCCTCTACGGGCAAATCTACTTGAAACCATCGCGTACCGCTGAGTTCATCGTACTGGATTTCAACGTATTGCCCACAGGTGCTGTGTTCCCAACAGCGTAACGTATTATAATTCAACGAGTTACCCAATTGAAAAATTGGGTTTCTTTTTGCCATTTTTGGATTTTAAGTTTATACTTATAGGGTATGAGTATAACATCCCATGGAAACCCGGCGGCAGTAGAAAAAATTTGTGAGTGGACAGGAAATAAATTCACAACCGATTGGAAGCACCGCAAACAGAGATTTATAGATAGAGAGGCAATGTATGAATGGAGAAAATCTCAGAATCACGAAACCGTACCATGTAAACATTGCAGAAAGATGTTTAGTAGAAGAAAGCGTGAAAAACATTATCGGAGCAATCTGCCTCCACAATATTGTTCGCAAGACTGTGCGGCCAAATCTGACAATCATAGAGAAAAGGCTAGAGATTGGACAATTAAAAATCAACCCATGCGTAGTGAAAAGTCTCGCCTCAAAATATCAGAGACTAAATTAAAACGTTATGGTGATGTTCAGTGTAATAATCAGGAGAAAACTGTTCAGACATGCTTGACTAAATATGGAACCGCTTGTTTCCTCGATTCACCACATGGTATCAAATCTAATGGAAAGCGAGTGTCTAAATTTCAGAGGCGAATTTACGACGAAATTCTTAAAAATTATCCAGACGCCCAACTCGAAAAATATTTAGAAGATGTCAGAGTAGCTGTTGATATCTACATACCGTCTATCAATAAGGTAGTTGAGTGTTTTGGGGATTATTGGCATTGCAATCCTGCTAAGTGTTTTTCCGATTATTATAACAAATCTCTTAAAATGTTCGCTTCGGAGCGTTGGTCGAAAGATGCTATCCGGATTGATCGCCTCCGTAAAGCGGGGTATATAGTTGAAGTTGGGTGGGAAAAATCCAAGAAAAGATTGGACAATCGAATGAAAATCTGATATTTATAAAGGATGAGTATACTACTAAGAAATATAATAAACGAAATTGAACAGGGTAACCCGTTAAAGACACAAATTTACATGGACATGGACGGTGTACTTGTCGATATAGATAAGGGATTTAAGAAACTGTCCGGTGGCTTCTCTCCTCGTAATTTTAAAGATGCACCGATGTGCGGCGGGGATGAAAAAATTGCTCGAAAAAAGTTTTGGAAATTGATTAGTTCTGTTCCTGATTTTTGGGTCAATCTCGACCCGATGCCTGACGCCATGGTACTGTGGAACTATGTCAAAAAGAAATATACTAATCCAGCACCGGTTGTCCTATCTGCTGGCCAGGGTACCGGCATCTTGAACGGAAAGACTCAGTGGATTAAGACCCACATCGGCCAAAATATTACAGTAATCCTAGCTCCGGGTGGAATAAAGAAACCACAGTTTGTTATCGATCAACCAAACACTCGACACATTTTAGTAGACGATACCCCAAAAAATATAGACGCTTGGAACGCTGCTGGAGAAAACTATTTAGCGATTCTACACAGAGATGCTGCAAGCAGCATTCGTGCTCTTAATGAATTAGATGTATGAAATATCCACTTTACAATGACGAATTGTGTCCCGATATTTGGGACAAAAAGGATGAAGAGTATGTAATGAAGGCGGATGTTCAAGAACGTCTCATGCAGATTGTTGAAGACTTTATCAATGAGTATCTGGCCGAAGCAGAATTATCTTTAAGAATCCAAGATGTTATTTTAATTGGCTCAGGAACAAACTACAATTGGACCCCGTATTCTGATTTGGATTTACACGTCGTTGTAGATTATGACGAACTCGACATGGATGAAAAATATGCGGGGATTATGCTCACGGCAATCAAGACAAATTGGAATAAGTCCCACGAAATAAAAGTAAAGGATCATGACGTCGAACTATATGTTCAGAATGTTAACGAGGAGCCAGAATCCGTTTCTGTTTATTCAGTACAGGATAAAGTTTGGCTGAAAAAACCAGTAAGAAAAACCATCAAGTTTGACAAGCCGCTAATTAAGAAAAAGTATACATTACTAAAGGGTGAAATTGAGAAAGCCATAAATAGCAAAGATGACGATGAGTTACGAATCATCCTGGCAAAATTGTATAAATTTCGTCAAGCTGGTTTGGATAAAAAGGGAGAGTTTTCTACTGAAAATCTAGTCTTCAAAATTTTAAGGGCACAGGGATTGTTAGATGTCATGAAATCATATTCAGCCAAGATTTATGACGAAGAAATGACTCTACACGAAACTAGAAATAAGGTATAATATGTTATTAAAAAATTTACTCCGTGAAGATGTATCTGGAGAAAAGGTACTTTATAAAAATGATTGGGTTTCTTTGATGAGCAAGGATACTCCAGATGGAGAAACCTACGTTTATAGTCATGAAACACGGTGTAATGGAAATATTATAGCAGTTCTATTGTATGAAAGAAACGGTCTAGATAGTTGGAAATACGGTGTTAGAAAAGAAAAGACTCCATGTTGGGGTGGACAAGCGGAAATTAGCTCGTTAACGGGTGGAGTAGATGAGGGAGACACGCCAATTCAAGCAGCTATTAAGGAATTGAAAGAAGAAGGTGGATATGAATGTGAAGAAAAAGATTTAGAGCCACTTGGAACATGTAGAGGGACCAAGAGTTGTGATACAATGTACCATTTATACGCTTTAGACGTATCTGGCAAGACCGCGGGTGAAGCTACCGGAGAAGACTCTGGTAACATTGTTTGGCTAAGCAAAACAGAAAGTTTTAAGAAAGTTGTATGTCCTATTTTTCATGTAATGTTTAACCGACTTGGATATAATTAATCCCATTCACCCAGACGCTTAAATTCTTCCTCAACCAGTAACCAATCGGTTTCACCTTCGAACCCCGCCTTATCGTCAAGGAGAATGTTGAAATAAAATTTAGAATTAAAATTGCAGAGTTCAGTGTTGGGACATTCTGGATTTTCGTTAATATACCGAAACTCAATACCCTCCCCACTCATTCGGTCAATGATATTTTTCATAGCATCGTCGTGAGAGGAGGTCCATAGAATCAAAACAATGTCTTTGCGAAACGAAAACTGTTTCAAAACTCTTACAGCATTCGGAAAAAAATTCGCTCCTTCATTAAATCGATTGAACTTTCCCTCCAGTACAACATCGTGCAAATCGACGCAGATGGAAATCTTTTCCCAATTGCGTTCCTTCTTATCTTTAAAAGTTCTTTGTATGTTAAATTTATTCGTTGGCTTCCTTTAACTGTAACTATGTAGTTAACCTACCATTAGTCAATATGATACTGGGTTTGTGTGGAGTTATTCACCGTACTTCTCGACTCCGATTTTCATCATAACGTTCCCTTAATAGTCAGTCTTTCTTTTTCTCTAAATCGAGCAGATGCTCAAATAGAGTGTTTGATAATAGTTTTGTATCTTCTTCTGACTTAGTTACATACTCACGAAGTTGTTCCACTGTGTGTGGAAGAGCACTCAGCAACGTGGTGAACCCCCGCTTTGCAGATTCAGACTTTTTTAGGTTTCCTTTTGGCGACCGAGTATTTTTTTCTGAACAGTATAGTTCGTATACAGATTCACAAAACTCTTCCATGTAATAGATTAGGGAAACATACTCATGGACCGTACCACGCTTTCGTGAAGCATAGTAAACATATGGAACGCCACCCTTCCCGAAATGATTTTCGTGGTCGAGTGGCTTAAATCCATTCTCAAGAAGCAGTTGTGTATATTTATCTGACTGATGATTCATAAGCACAACAATACCCAACCGTTTATAAAATGTCAATAGAATTCACCAGGATATTTTAAGTATGTCATACGGGTCTCTCTGGTCCCCATACTCACGCTTGACGGTGTATCCGTCACGTTCGAGTATTTTTATGATGCGACCGATATCCTGTGATTCACATCTGTCTGTTATTTGTCTTGCTTCTGATGCTTTCATAGTTTGATATTGTTTCTAACTTCATCGAAGGTGTATTCTTTGATGATGTCACCATCTTCAAAGACCGTCTCCAAAATGTCGGTTTCGTTGTTGTAGCCGACGTCATTGCTGCTCACTGTTTTGAATCCATCACCATCTTTGAACAACTTCAACTTGCCACGCTTAGAAGCCTTGGACAAATCCTTAGGCTGTTTGTAAATGTCGTGCCACTTACCATCACGCTTCTGAGCACTCGACTTGAATGCAAAACTCTGAGTATCGCGGTTCAACTTCTGTAACAATCCGCCGCCCATACCGAAGACCATGTTCTCGGAAGAATATCCGGCCTTCTCAAGTGTGGTGAGAATCTTTTCAATTCCGTCCTTATCAATACCATCGCCCCACAATACGCGGGTCTTAGGATTGAGAACCTTGAAGCCCTTGCTATTGGTGGTGTAGCCCATGTTGTTGGCCAACGTCTCGACAATCCACAACGTTTCACCTTCCGGTGTTGGGTGGGTTGGCGAAATACTGTCAGGGCGAACCACGAATACACCATCACGGGCAAGGATGCGGTCTTTGAACTGCTTACACACAAAGTTTTCAACAAAGTTGTAAATGTCGTATGAGTCTGAGACCACGCTCAAAATACCGGTTGGGTATTTGTTTAAAAGGTCTTCAAGAATATCGATCTCTCCCTTTGGTCCTAATGCAGTCATTACACTGTGCTCGGTAGCGGCTACACTGTAAGCGAGACCGCTGTAAGGGTTGACGTCTTCCCCGGCACGGTCGGCCCAGATGCCACCATAGTATTCGGCGGCGAATTCCAACGCGGGAAGCGTATCGGTCCCAAGAAAGTTAGTGATGTGAGCACATCCACCAATACCAGCGGCTTCGGCGGTCGTGGCTCCGCGATATCCAAAATCGTGCAACATGAAGTTGATGCAACCCGGATTATCGCTCGTGCGACTGAGGAATTCAGTAAACATTTCCTTGGTGGACCGACTCAATGCGGCAACGGTAGACGAATACCACACGTGAGTTAGCAAAGACTCAACGTAGTTGGTCAACCACGGGGTCTTTGGGTCGGTGTTCTCCACCGACATGAGAATGTTATTCACGGTGACGGGCATCCCTTCGGGCACTGCCCTAATGCGAAGGGGCAGCTTGCCGCCGTGCGCTTTGAGAATGTATTCCCAACCGGAGCGATTGAAATAGGTGCTGTTGCCAAAGTGAGCCGTGGCCAGCATTGCTGCCTGCTCAATCTTGGCTCGTGTTACCACGATACCAACGAGGTATTTCTTGATGATGTATTGAAGCCCGAAAAACGGAGTCTTGTCAAACTTTGCCCCTTTACGGGATTCAAAGTATGAATACACTCCATTGGTGTTTGCGGGGTACATATTCCAGTGTCCACCCATCTTGTAACTGTCAGTCTGTGTCATTATGTTGTTCATATAATTTCCTTATCTTTATCAGGATTTCTGTTTGTTGTTTCGTCGGCTTATGTTATATCAAGCCTTCGGAAAGTTTGTATCAATGTAATTTTTAACCATCACCCAAAGAGGGCGGTGCTCTTCCACCAATGTAAATTCAGCGGCGGATTTGGTTCCTTCGCTATTTGTAGTGGTCGTGTTCAATTTGTCATAATCAAACCAACGAACCTCAGCAATGTCATCATTCGCCTTTGGGCAGCCCATGGAGTAAACTCCAACGTACAAATGGGTCATGATTTTTTCAGAAGGATTGTTAGCATAGCGCCAGTCATCAACCTTCTTGCTCCCGACGTAACGGAGTCCGACCAGACCAACGGCTAGACCAGTTTCCTCAGACAGTTCACGAAGAGCGGAAACTTCAAACGAATCATCCTTTGGGTCGGCAAAACCACCTACGAAACGATACTGGCTTTCGAGGGGCTTACGGGCCAAAAGAACTCGACGTTCTTTAGGGTCGAATACCAGGATATCAACAGTGGAGTAAACCAGTGGGTATCGCTGGGCCGTTGCCCAAATAGCTCCCGCCCGAAATTGTGGATTATTCTGAGGTGCCTGAGCAATCTTGGCTCTCAGTTCGGTGCCTGAGACGTAACGAGTGGACTGCAACTCGCGAACATCGAATTTGCCAGTGTAGTGGGTCAAAAATGAATCTCGGCTGCCATAAAGAACAACTGTGTCATTTGGTTCCATTTCCGTTCTGATATTTTCATCCAGCTTAGTGGACCAATCGGAATCAGAACGATTGTCTTTGACGTAGCCAATAGACAAGTTTGGAAATTTATCGTGGGGATATGCCTCAAGAATCATTTGTTTGCGGGGCTGGAAGTCTAGCGGGTCGTAAATACTTCCTCTTACGGGACTTAACCCAAGGAATATCATCACTTTAGGATGGTTAGAAAGAACTGTATCAATCAGTTCTTTGTGTGCTTCGTGGAGAGAGGCACACTGAAAACGCGCCACAATTACGCCCACGGTATAATCCTTTTCTACTGGTTTCATATTCATAAACTTATCCTTTATCTAGTTTTTGAGTTGTAATGTAGTTCGAGTCATCAATAACACTCTTGCTACACTCATAAATATATACGGCACTTTATAAATGTCAAGTGCAAACGCAGTTATTTATTCTCGTACATCTATTTGAGTTTTTATATTCATCTCGACTACCGGCAATGCACTCTCGCATTAGTTGTGGAGTAAATTTGCCTTCCCCGATTGCTTCTCTCAAGGATTTCCATCTGCGTATTAACTTGCCGTCCAACCCGAGTTGGAGTACTGGTTTACTTTTTTTAGCTTTCGTTTTGTCCGATTGAGTTCTTCCGCTCAGGGCTTTGCTAATTTGTGCTCGCTGTTCTTTGGATACTTCTTTAATGTGTTGCTGCGCTCGTTTGCTTTTTTTCATGGTCATGCTCGTCTTCCGATTAGATGCTTCCGTGTTTTTTGTGCCCAACTTTAGCGCTGCCTCACGTTTCAATAGGTCGGTTCGGTTTTCCACCGTATTCTTCTACATCGTTGCAGTCAACCCGATTCTCCAAGTTCCCATACAACGCCCAATGGGTGTGGCCGTAGTTCGGGTCTTCGTTGAAATGAAAAAACGCATGCATCAAATCAAACTTGATGGTGGAGAACACGGTCTTTAATGGGTCACATTCCTCATTGTTTTTAGCGTAATTGATTAACCAATTTTTCTCTTTTGTAATGGGAACACGGTCACTCATACCAAAGTCATATACAATATGGGCATAGTCCTTTTCGGGTGCCTCGGGTAAATATACCTCAATCACCAGTGGTGGGTTGAATGTAATATGGCCCAAACCCCACAACTCCGTGATTGTGATTTTATCGGGTTCTAGTGTGTAATTGTCTTTCATTTAAATTAGAGGTCGTGCAAGGCATCAGCAAACTCCTTGACTTTTGTTGGGTCTAGTTTCGTTCGATTGGGCTGTTTCCAGCACCTTTGGTTCAACGGGACGAATGCACACCCCGTGAGAGAAAGTTCCAAGGCACTGATTGGAATTACGACTAGCGTATTGATTTTATTTTTCATTTTGTATTTGTTACTGAGCAGGTTAAATTTTATCTTCGGAAAACTTGAACAGATTTGAGAGCGGCTTAGACCACACCACGAATAGAAGTGTAAGAACGGCTAGAGTGCTGAACAACACTAATGTTGGACCTGAAGTGGCGTAGGTATTCTGTGCAAGAAGTGCGCCGTCGCCCCTCCCCGCGTCCCCTCCGTTTACAGTGTTTACGGCCAGTGTATTCTTAATGATTACATCGTCGGTATAAAACAGTCCACGGTTGAGGAATCCCTAAATGGATGTGAGTATTAGTGTGAGTACGATTCTTGTTTTCATAATTTTGGATTACGCCAACACAGTCTCAGTTGCATCGGGTGTTTCGACTGTGGGCTTTTATTCATTTTTAATAGGAGTTGTTTCAATATCGACCCCGAAATCTACAGAAATTTTTTCGCCAGTTCCGATTAAAGTAAAAGTTACACTTCCACCCAATTTTTCAGCTGTGTTTTCAATGGTGATAACGGTCTCTTTGACGATTTCCTTTCCTTCAACATCCCTCAAGTTTGAAAACATGTTCGTTAGTATCTGTTTGATTTTTGATGAAAGCTCCTCACTTTCGGTAGAGAAGTCCACCGACTGAAAGCATACACCATCGGCATTTTGTTTAATAAAATTTTTTAATTCACCGACATTTATATTCGACATAATATAACCCTATAGGACTTATTTCAGTTTGTCAACTTATTTTCTTCTAATTACATCCAACGTATCGGCGTCATTCATTCTAGCGCTCATGTTATCACACAGATGTAGAATCCACGCCAATCGGGATTTAGGTGCTACTGGAGAACCAAATTCTCGTTGGCCGTGATGAGTCAGAATTGCATGTAATCTTCATCCTCTATGTCACGACATGTATTTGTTTTTTCTACCGCCTTAGACCATTCAATAGCCGAGCGAGAGATGTGATGGACGTTCCGCTTGTGGTCAGTACCGAACCACGTACCATCATCCGCTTCTGCATAGTCCCACATCTTCCCAACGTCATGAAACAGACATGCCAAAATAATGAGACTTCTGGTGGCAGTTTGTTTCGCGTAGAAATTTGATGGGGCTGGAAACGCTTACATAATGACTATTTATATTTTTCCTGTTCAAAAAAGTAATTTTTGGCAATTTTAGAGATATTTCCAGCCACATCTTTCATTTCAAGTCCAGCGGATGTAATAATATCCAAATCTTCCTTTTCAACATCGGCGGTGACTAACCTTATATATTCGCCGAGTTTTCTGCGGTCAACAATACCCCCATTCATCAAATCACAAGAAGCTTCCAACATCTGTGATAGCCGCCACGGCGGCGTGACCACCTCCGCAATTTCAATCGCTTTATTAAGTTCCGGACGATTTACAGTTTTAAGTTTAGTTACTTTAGAATTGGCATGTGCATCTCCCTTCACCTTGAAGGTATATTCTGGGAAATCCCAACCAATTGTTTTACATTGCCATACTATCCCTTCACCAATTCCCGAAATCCCATGAGCCTTACTAAACGGGCACTCAGATTCAACCCGTGTAGTTAACCGGACAAGTTCGTTTTGGGAGAGTTCTGGCTTATTGAAGTCGATTTCAATTTGCTCGGTTTGATAGTCGTAAATGTTTTCGATACCAAATTCGTCTGAACTTATCAATGACACCGTAGAACGTGATTGCCATTCGCCATCAATAAGCGCAGCAAATATCACAAATCTCTTTGAGAGGCCGGACAGAGCCACGTTTGGTTGGATATTTCCCCCACACCATTCCCCAAACAAGACTTTTTCGTCGGCGTGGGCAAACATCGTTGAAAGCCAAGTGTTTAGGTCTTTACCCTCAAAACTACGCACGAACCCAGCGTTATCCTTTTCAAGTGTAATGACGTTTTCTCTGGATTGAAACCAGACTCCCTCTCCATTTCTCCACCCGATAGCAGCATTGGTCCCATGTAGCTTCACCGTACCTTCGTAAGTGAGTGTAGGAGCGGGAATTGTGTCATCATAAACAGGGTCTCCGTTCACGTCAACGCCTGTTTGGCGAGCCTTGGCTCGGACTTTATGAATTGCGCTGCGGAACTGCTCGATAGATGGATACGGAATATGTTTCACCACCACAACCGTATACAGGTTTTTATAAACTGTCAAGTCATTTTTTGGCCCAGACCCACTTAGAATGACCACAATCCCAAATCCTGTCGAAACCATTGGCCTTCATATTCTCCCACTCAGATTTTTCTGGTTGAAATTTTTTAAGTTTTTTCTTTAACACGTCTCTTCTCCAATTATTCTTGGTTTCGAGGTGATCATAAGATTCTGTTACATACCGATACTCAGGTCGAGTATTATCCACAAAATGAAATCCGAGTTTTAGGTATGTCTCACCCGAGAAGTATCTCCTATCACAGTGAGCGACCACGGTTGCAGGCTCGTACGACTTTAATATAGTATCAAACAATTTACTCATTCCCCCCACTATCGTATAACCCGCCTTTGAACAAAATCGGTTAATTTCTATTCCATCAGATTTTGAAAATTTAGATTTATTAGCAGTCATAACTGCAACCAACTCTTTTTCGTGGATTAGTCCAAGTTTGATTGATGATCTATCTTTTCCCTTAATGTGGTTCTTTGATAAGAATTCATCTTTCCAACGTGACGATACGCTACACACTTCACATTCACGAGCGGATATCTTTTCATTTCTATGTATTAGAATGTTTGCCAAAACAGACTTTGTTGCGATTTTGTGTTCAGACCAATCGTTCTCGAAGATGTGGAGTAATCGGATTCCTTTGAGCGAACATATCTTTGTTTTATTCAAATGGTAATTCTTGTGCCGCTGTCCCATTACCTCTGAATTGTCGCTTATTCTAACTAAGTCTATAGCAATATTTTTTAAGGGGATGAATATGTCCACATCAATTGGATACAACGTAGACTTATCAATGGATATTTCAATTAAACCGCTTACGTATTCTTTGATTTCACTTTTAAAATCCGATAATATCGGTTCAAGTGGCGGGTTTTTTAAAATCGGTTTCTTTAGAGACATAGGATGGCCACCATACACTCTCTTAAAAGTATTCTTAACGTTTGTTCTATTCTTGCCCTTCACGGTAGTGGAGTTGGCTGCACAACGTTTGGTGCAATATGTTTTATTTCTACTTGGTTTACAGACAAATTTAGCGCCACAAGTTGGGCATGTCTTGTGTAAATCTGTTTTTGGGTCTCTTGTTCTTGCCATTAATGTAGATTGGTTCGACTACTGATAAATACTATGAGAATTGCACAATTTTTTGAGTTTTGTTTTATTTATAGTGTAGACGGGCAATACGCTTAAACTAAATTTAACTACACACTAATATGGCAGAACTACTAGACCAAAATGAGGCATTCTTTCAAAGCTGGGAACCAAAGGTACAAAATCGTTTCACGATGTACATCGACGGAATTCCAGCGTACATGATTAAAACAGCTGGACGGCCTTCGTTCAACAACAACCCAATTACATTAGAACACATCAACTTGAAGCGTTACGTCAAAGGTAAGTCTGAATGGCAACCTATTGAAATTACCCTCTATGACCCAGTTGTTCCTTCCGCAGCTCAAGCTGTTATGGAATGGGTTCGTTTGAGTCATGAATCTGTCACCGGCCGCAACGGTTACGCTGATTTCTATAAGAAAGATGTCACCATCAACGTTCTCGGCCCAGCACTTGATAAAGTTGAAGAGTGGACACTTAAAGGTGCATTTGTTGAATCTTTCAATGGTAACAACCTTGATTGGGGAACAAGTGACGCACTTATGATGAACGTCACTCTGCGGTACGATTACGCTATACTCCAATACTAAAATAGATAAGTCTAAAAATATCCTCTATGAAAATAGGGGATTTTTTGTGCTTCTTTCACACACCACACTTCTATTTATATATCGACACCCTGATACTATGAAAAAAACAGAAATTCAAAAACTCATCCGTGAATCGATTAATGAGATGATGACGGAAACAGCCCCACCAAATTTTCCAAAATCTCTACATGATAAACTTATTAAGCACTATGGAGAGACGCCGAAAGCATATTCTACCATGTGGGCAATTCACAATAAGAAAAATGAAGGCGATGTTCGTGTAAATGAGATGTGGGCAGCTTGGGAAAACAAAGACGTTTCGGAAGACCATGACCCGGACCAAGATGAGCGTGACGATTTTGATAGAAAAATAAATCGACACAATCAATCACATCCTTCTAGATTTCCGTGTCCTACCCGCAAAACCCCAAACGCACTAAGTTCGTGGGAGAAAAAACAAGGATACCAATATAAGGATTGTGCAGATAGTGAAGAGGGTGTATTTGAACACGCCGAGGGTGATGTAAATAACCCGGAAGAAAAACGCGAGGTTGAAATTGGTAGACTTATAAAGAGGATCATTAACACGATAAGTCCAGCCAACAATCAACAAGCAAAATTAACTCAAATCGTCGCTTTGGCCGATGAGCTTATTCAGATGCACGGTTTGAAAGAATTGGGTGGACAAATCGCTGGTTTAAAAAATCGTGTAATGCAAGAAGCACCAAATGAGGAATGGGATGTAGAAGATGAAGAAGTAACTTTGAATGGACAAATTTATTTTGTAAGCGCTGAATTTGGGTGGAACGAAGTCTCTGTGGACCACGAGTTTGATGCCCGAAGAGGTTACTCTGGCCAGGGCCGCGACACTTTGGCAGAAGTTCCGGAATCGGTGGAAAGGGTGGGAGCATTTGACGCGAGTGAGCGGCCGGTTACAGATAAGGCTATTTTGGACCAGCTTGGTGAGTTGGTGTTAGACAAGTATGTTGCTGGGAAGAGTTATTCTCCGCGAAATCAACGTCCGGGTCAATGGATGTAAAAGTTGGTGGTTGACAAACTACCAATAGTCTTGTAAATGTTGGTGGATGTTTAATTGCCCCTTATGCCGTCGTGATGTTGAATACTCTAACGATCACCACTTTGTCCCACGAGCAAAGGGTGGTAAGGAGAAAACTACCATCTGTATACCGTGTCATAATACAATCCACGATTTATTTACTAACAATGAGTTAAGTAACGTCTATAATACACCCGCGGCTTTAAAAGATCAACCACGGTTTCAAAAATATCTTAAATGGATACGAAATAAGCCTCCGGAATTTCTACCATGTTTCAAGACTAAAAAGTGACATGGAAAATTTAGACAGTAGATGCGAAGAATACCTTGAGATGTTCAGGGACGAAGAATATCAAAAGATGTCAGAGTTATTAAAAAAAGAAACTCCCCATGTGGTGGCGTCTTTCTGTTATTTCGTCGCAAAGTATGAAGGCGTCCACCATCTTGACTTTCTGAGAAACTTGATACGCTAAATCAGCGGATTCTGCGGTTTGGTGTATATTTATAGAAAACTTCACCTACCTAATGCATCCCCCAAAAAACCAACGTGCTGTTCATAGCAAAACCAATTTTATTCGTGATATTATCATGGAATGTGTGGAAGAGGTCTTTACTGAAGCTGTAAAAGCGGGCACTGAACAAGATGTGAGGGGTATTTTAGGATTTCCATTTGATAAATACATTGTTCCGCTATCCATCAAAGTTGATAATTCGGAAGAAGAGAGTGGGACAACAATTTATTCATGGAAATTAGCTGTACCCGTTGATGATCCTGAGGTGATTTCTAATTTGACCGAAGACGAGGAGACCTATGAAGAGCGTTTGTTAGAGACAATTGCTAAGAGACTAAGGTCGGAAGCTAGACCTGGGTCTCCATACACATCTGGTTTTGCAGAAGTTATAAAGCGAGGGCGGCTTAATGGAGAAAAAACTCTTATTTTACAGGTTGAAATGACGGTCGGATGGGACGAATAATATCATGAAAAAAGCTGAATTAAAGGAGATTGTCAAGTCCATTATCCGAAACCGATTAAATGAGGCTATGGATAAAGCTGGATCGAAGTATGGATATATCATGGACAAGCCTGTAGGGAATCGCCGCAGTGCAGATCCAATTATTCAGTTAAATGGTTACGGTAATATGTTATACAGTCAATGGAAACAGAAAATTGCTAATGATTTAGAAGTTGTAGCTAAAGATGCTAAAAATGGGAATTTGCGGAACGTTGCTTATCAATTAAAGCCGGACGGTATTATCAATTCAATGGTCAATTTAATCCACGACATTGAGGAGGCAAAACCAAACTATCTAAAGAAGTCGCATTTAGAGGAAATTGGAGAACCAATGAGTCCGGCCGATGCCATGGTAGATGCTCTTAGCACATCTCAATCGGCGAATCCAAATGATCAGAAAAAAATTGCTAATCTTGAAAGAGACAAAAACAAGATTCAAACCGACATGCAGAATTTAAAGGGTAAATTGGCCAAAGCCGTTACACCACTACAGAACCAAATTAGTCGTAAAGAAACCGAGTTGGCTCGCAAAAACGCCGAACTACAACGAATACAATCGAAGGTATAATACATGAAAAAATCAGAACTAAAACAAATGATACGGGAAATGTTAGAAGACGGTTCCAATGAGATCCCTTCGGATTTGGTCGGCGCTCATCAGGATTCACAAGATAAAGAATCCGCAGAGGACATTGCTTTAAACAAGTTGGAAAAAAGTACCCAACACGAAAATATTATGAAGAAGAACGAACTTAAACAAATGATACGCGAGGTTCTCGAAGAAGTAGAAATCGAAGAAACCACCCTGACCGAAGCTAAAAAAGGATTATCCGGCAATACCGTGGCATCCAAGAAAACTCCTAATACGAAGATGAAATCTGATTCCAAATCAATCACCTCGACGGATAAACCAAAGGAAAAGAAGGAAGGCACAAAGTTGCCGGTCAAGGAAAAGAAGAAAAACACTGAGACCAAGCGTGTCGTGAAGAAGTCCGACACACCAAAGGTTCCTGTTGGTGAGAAGAAGGAAGGTACTAAACGTCCCGTCGGAGGAACCGCTCCTAAGAAAAAGAGTCTCAAAGAGGCCCTGCAGTTTTTGGTAAAAGAGGCGGTTGATGAATATCGCACCAAGGGCGCCCTTGGTGCTGGCAATGCTAACCGGACAACCGCTGTAAAAAATACTGGCCTAAATTATAAAGGTAAAGCATCAGTTCCAGCCGATGCGTTTTCTGATGCATCCTCTGATACGGCGCCGGAGGTTGTTGATGATGTCTATGCATTTGAATTCATCGACCCATCGGGCAATGTTATAGAGTTAGACCCAGATTTACCATACTACGGGCCAAATCAATTGCAGTCATATTTGGAAAAAGAAGTCATGGCATTTACAGGAAAGATAGATGCTAAACTTTCTCCCGATGTATTAAAAATTTTGAACATGATAAAGGTTACTCCAGAAAAGGTACAGGGATTAAAGCGCTTCATTTTGAGATTCGACCCCGGCTCAAAGGAAATTAAAATAACAGGTTCAAAAACATAATTGGTTATAACAAGACGCCAACGTTTATACTTAAAAAAGGATTGTGAAATACCAATCCTTTTTTTATGCCTTCTTTTCGTCAAAAAGTTTTATTTAAACGATATATATACGAAACAAGATTATTCAAAAGTTTATGGAAAACCAAAATATACCAATCGCAAGAGCGCCGCAGCCAGTCCAAGTGGGACAATCGGATATCCCTGTAAAACAGACATACCCAACAGAATTCATCGACCTTCCGACTGAAGGACATTTTTATCCACCAGAGTCTCCGCTATCATCAGGTCGCATTGAGTTAAAATTCATGACGGCTAAGGAAGAAGATATTTTGACAAGTCAGAATCTCATTAAGAAAGGTATCGTATTGGATGAACTTCTAAAAGCTTTAATCATCAACCCAGCAATAAAATTGGATGATATTTTGATTGGTGATAAGAATGCTATTTTCATTGCTGCTCGTCGTTTAGCATATGGTGATAAATATCCAGCCAAAATTAAGTGTACTGAGTGTGGTGAAGAAAGCGAATTTGTAGTTAATCTTTCCGAACTTCATTCGAAAGAGTTTGACTTTTCAAAACTTTCAAAGGGAGTAAATCGTTTTAACTACGAACTTCCACAGTCTAAAAAGAATATTTCATACAAGTTATTGACTCATCGGGACGAACAATCCATTGACACGGAACTGAAGAGCCTCTCCAAGATTTCACCAAACGGTGTTTCTCCTGAGATGACCACCCGCCTCAAATACATGATTGTTGCTATCGACGGTAACGAAGACCGTAACTTGATTAAGAAATTTGTTGATACGGAATTAACCGCTATGGATTCACGATCCCTTCGTTCACATATTAGGGGAAACAACCCCGACTTGGACATGAACTTTGATTTCACATGTCCAGCGTGCGGCCACACCGCGAGGATGGCATTGCCACTTGGTGTGGACTTTTTTTGGCCTAGCGAGTAATTATAAGTCTCAGTTACACGACGAACTCTTCAATCTCTGTTATTACGGACAAGGGGGTTTCACACATGAGGGCGTATACTCACTTCCTGTCCAAATGCGTCGATTTTACCTAAGAAAACTGGTGTCAGTTAAGGAAGGTGAAGCCAAGCAGCAGAAAGCGGCTGACAAGGGCCCACAGCCGGGTCAAGTTGTCAGAAAATGATAGTTCAAAAGGCCGGAACTGATAATATTTATAGGTACACTATAAAATATGGCCAACGAAAAAGAAAGATTATCAGAAATCCAAAAACTCACAGCAGACTACGCTAAGAGTAAACGTGATATCTTGGCTGTTGAGCGTGAGTTGGAAGATGTATCTGACTCGATTACAAAGTCTTCGAGGGAAACTCTCGACCTCACCAAACAAATTCAGTCTAAAACGAAGGAGATATATCGATACGAAGTAGATAGAACATCCTTAATGAATAGAATGAAATCAGATTTGACAGCAATGCGAGCTGATAGAAAGGCTATTAAATCTGATTTGGCTGAGGAAATGGTTATGGAAAAGTTAGCTAAGGAAGGATTGGCTGTTTTCGACGGCCATGAAAAAGCTCACCTCCAATCTATTCTATCCGACATTAAAAGAAAAATGACGGATACAAAAAAACTTATTGAATTGGAAGAGAGTCTAACAGACCAACAGCGAAATCAACTTGCGACACAGTTGGAAAAACTCAAACTTGAAAAAAGATGGGGCCCTCTGCAGAAAGTGGCTTTAGGCGTTGGAGAAAAAATAGGCGATGGTTATAAGCGCATGGGTGAATTATTTTCAGCTATGACATCGGCTGCATCGGGTTGGGCGGCTGTTATGGGGTTAGGATTGGATCGTTTTATAGAACTTGATACGGCCGCTGGGGATTTTCGTAAAAAGACAGGCTTGATGAGAAGTCAAATGGGTGGTATTGCCGACTCCGCTAGAGAGATAAATTTAGAATACGCGGATTTTGGAATCAATATAAAAGAGGCGTTCGCGGCCGCCGCAGAACTCCAAGCCGTGTTTCAAACTACAGCTTTGGAATCTTCGAAAAATACAAAATTAGTAGCGCTGCTGGCAGCTAATATTGGGGTTGCTGGCGAAGATTCGGCAAAGGTCGTACAGTTATTTAATTCGCTTTCAAAGGCCGCTGGGACCACATCATCGGACATTTCAAATGTCGCTATAAGTTTAGCTAAATCAGCCGGTGTTCCTGTAAAGCAGGTGTTCGAGGACATGGCCAGAGCTTCAGAAGACACTTTAAAATTCCTCGGAAAGAATCCAATGGAATTGGTTAGGACGGCGGTTGCTGCTAGATTGGCTGGGACAAGTTTGGAGTCGATGGCTAAGTCGGCTAGACAACTATTAAATTTCCAAGATTCTATTAACTCTGAAATGGAAGCTTCCGCTCTTCTCGGTAAGAGCGTTAATTTCCAATTAGCTCGTCAATTGGCTTTTGAGGGAGACATCGAAGGCTCACGTAAAGCGGCGATGAAACAGTTGAAAGACATTGGGGACTTCTCTAAATTAAATCTCTACCAACAAGAAGCACTGTCTAAGGTGTCCGGTATGACCGTCAAGGAAATCATCGAACAACAGAACCAAGAAAAGATGTTAGCGGCTGTTAGAACGAGTGGAACGGCGGACCAAGTTGCCATGCTACAAGAGTATGAGAAAAGTAATAGCCGAATTAAAAACGGAATAACAGATACAGATGCTAAACGTGGAGCCGCTTGGTTGAAGGACAAACAGAGACAAACGCAGATGGAGAATATTAATAACTCTCTAAAGTCGATACTCACCTCGATTAGTGATCTTTTACTCCCAATCGGATTGATAATTCTACCAGGAATCGCGGATGCAGTGAGTTGGATAGCAAAAGGATTCCAATTGTTTTTCAAACCACTAAAAGATATTAGGGATTACACAGATGAGATATTTAATTCGTGGAGTGAAAAGGGTAAAGAAACAATGTCAATGATTGGTAAAATAATCAGAGCGATAGTCGGCGTAGGGGCCGCTGTTATTGCCTTTAAAGCAATCAAGGGTGGACTCTTTGGAGATATATTTGGAAAGGCGGGTTCTGCCGGTGGAGGTATAGCAAAATCGATGGCGGGAATTGGTAAATCCGTTGGAAATTCTTTTGCAGGAATGGTGCAAGGTATTGGAAAAGGTATTAAGTTTTTGGGAGATCCATTGGTTATGAGAGGTGCGGTCTCAATGGTAATTATGGCTGGGTCACTTTGGATTCTGGGGAAAGCTTTACATAATTTTGTCGGTCTCGATTTGTCTGCCCTCGGCATGGCAGCCGCTGCTATTGGACTTGTAGCTGGTGCCGCAGCTATTATAGGAATTCCCGCCGTAGCTGCGCTTGTTGGTACTGGTGCCGTCGTCCTCGGACTTCTCGGATTGGCACTGGTCCCATTTGCGTATGCTGCCAAATTAGCTGGTGAAGCTATGATACCCCTTAGTGTTGGTTTTGAAGCCATGATTCGACCTCTTAAATCGTTAGGCGATTCTGCCAAAGATTTGTGGTTGGCATCTGGAGGAATATACGCTATCTCAGCCGCCTTAGGTTCTTTTGGAATTGGGGCCGGTGTTGGGTCAATTATTGGAAAACTTACAGGCGGTGACGGTTTGGTTGATAAGTTAATAACACTCGGTTCACTCAGCAGTCAATTGATGGAAACAGCTACAGCATTGGAAAGAATCGCTGCTGCTGTTCAAAAACTAAGTGATATTCCAGACATTGATGTTGGAAAACTCAACGAAATATCTAAAGCGGCGGTGAAGGACAATTCGCAATCTGAAAAAGTTGATGTGCTTGGAAAGAAACTTGATAATATATTGGACGCCTTAGTTGGTGGGAAGGTCTCTGTATATATGGACGGACGGTTGGTGTCTAAGCAGTTGACTAACTACGGACGTTAATGGACAAAAAATAAGTGAGTGGTTATATTTATTGATAGAGATACCACCTCACATATACATGATTCCGACAACCAACTCTCAACCAAACGCACTTGTTCCAATTAACCGCCCATCGGTTGAATCGGGAATTACGTTGGCTGACCGATTTACTGATTCGTCTGTAGCCATTTACTCCAAGTTTTCTCCCTACGATGCTAGTGGCGGGGGATTCTCATTGGGCTATCAACAGCCATACGTGTGGACTGGGTTAAACGACTCAAGGGTAAAAAAATACCTAAAGAAATACGATAATACTACTTTTCCAGTCGGATCATCTATCCAAGACACCCAACGGTTGACTAAGTTTATGGCAAGTGGAACGGGATTGGTATTCTCAGCCATTCAGTTTTCAATCCAGAATCAGAACGCTTTCAACGAAACTAGAATTTGGAATCCAGCCAGCATTGTAACTTCTGGTGGAATAAGTTCATTGGCACGGTTATTCGGGGCTCAAGATAAATACCCAATGCGCCACATCGAATCTTCCGGTGGAGGATTCTTTGCTACAATTGGTGACGGACTGTTAAGCAGTGTTGGGATTAAGACAAAAGCTATTCTGGACAAGGTTGCGCCTCCTGGCACGGCTAAACTCGGACTTGAGGCTCTTTCAATTGAATCTAAAAGTGGAGCAGGGTGGGCAGCAAAGGGATTGACACGATATCAAACATCGGTTGCCGGACGGGATCATTTCATGGCTAAGTTTGTTTCGAATGGAACAAACGCCCAAGGTCAATCCGTCTTCTCAACATTTTTAAAGTCGCTTGGTAATTCAATTATTTCTAAGGTAACAAGTCTGATACCATCGACGAAAAGTAAAGAGGCTGACTGGAAATATCGCGTAGAATATTCTGACAAGGTTAAGGCTTACCACGCATTTTACGAAGATCGTTCTGGACTTCTTAGCTATAACATCAATGGGCAAATATACACCACAGAACATGTCCACCGTTTTTATCCGTCAACCGATGATAGAGACACGAAAGATAACTGGTACTATGGTCCAACACAGTCTTCGAATGGTAATTTTAGTTCTCCAATAGAGAAATTAACTGATACATTAAAGACACAAAATTTCGATCCGTCGGTCGATGTTCATGGAAAGACACTTGGTAAACCGTCAAATATCAATTCAACTGTTACAAAGAAGACCGTGGATGAGGCTTTGGGTGACAGCACCGTGAATAGAATTAATTCGGCTGTAATAAAATGGAATACCATCCAAAAAGCCAACAAAGATTATGATGCAATTTCATCTGAATTGTTTAAGGGTGCCTATAAGACATATAAAGATATTCGGGATACCATCGGAGCAAATTACGAAAATTCTATTATAGATAAGACGAAGGTATTAGACAGCGGCGATGGAAAAGATATGGCCGGGTCGATGAAGTCAGATGGTTATAATCAATATAAACCAATTAAGTCGAAGAATATTCCGAAACAACTGTTAGATAGAACCGAAAATACATCTAGAGACATAATTTTCTTTTACTTCTACGACGTTGTGAATGAGGTCTATATTCCGTTTAGAGCCACCATGACCGGTATGAGTGAAAATACAAGTGTTGAGTGGGAAGATTTTCAATACATTGGTCGTGCTGATAAACTATACATGTACAAAGGTTTCAGCCGAGAAATTTATTTCACATTTTCGGTGTACGCTTCTAGTGTTTCAGACCTTGAACCAATGTGGAACAGAATAAATTATCTATCCGGTCTTACCCGGCCAGCTAAATATACCGAGGGTAAAGCCGAAGGTGGATTGGGTGAATTTATGTATCCTCCAATGCTCAAATTTAGAATTGGTGATTTGTTTGTGGACCAACCAGCCGTGATACGAAATTTTGGTGTGAATGTTCCGGACGATAGTCCTTGGGAAACATTGAGAGCAACTATCTACAGCTATAATAATGGAAAAATTTCATCTACGCGCAACGTTGCTCAATTGCCGATGAAAGTCGATATTACAGTTTCTATGGCGTTGATTGAAAAGGAACGGTCACAAACAGACGCTTTGAGATATTTCGATGATACACTAAAAGGATTTAACGAGTCGGGAGCCAAACAGTACACCCAATATAGAAACGAACGTAGATTACGTGAGAATGCTAAGGCTGTAGAAAATGCTAAAATAGCTACCAGCGATTTCTCTCCTGGTGGTAAATATTTTGGAGAAGATGTTTTGGCACCTCGCGGACCATCTACGTTGGATCAAACATCTTTTTGATAATACCACAAGCACATCAAATTATAATTATACAATAGGCTCGCCATGAACAGATATCAATCAAACCCCACATTTAACCGCTTTGATGGAAAGCGTGTAATGCGTTCTACGTTATATCCAAAAATTCCATTTTCTGGAACTGATATCTACATCATATCAACTGAGGCGGATTATTTAGACACATTAGCAGAAAAGTATTATTCTGATAAATCCTATTGGTGGGTTATTGCTCAAGCAAATAGATTGAAGGCTACTCTACGTCCTCCAGTTGGAACACAGCTGAGAATACCAAGGAATATTCAGTCAATAGTGGCTAAATTCAATGCAGAGAATGGCGTCTAATAATGGCTACAGATTTTAAAAAAATTAATCCTTGGGCGCTGCGTCCTTTAGCATCATACGTTGAAGATGAATTGAAGCACCGGGCGTCTGAATACGGAATTAATCCGGGTGATTTTAAAACATACTCCGGACCAAGAACCGCTTGGATGCGCGTTTGTTCAAATGGAATGGTTGAAACTAATGGTAGAAAGAAAAAAGGATTTGTTATGGGTGATGTTCATGGGTTTAATGATACCTATGGATTCGACAAAAGTAGTATCACGGGAAAAACAAACTTTACGACTTTGGGCTATACGGCGTATGGAGAGCCGCATGAGATTGAAAATAATGAGGCGGCTGTATTTCCTCATCGACCAGCGCCGGGTATAGTTGGAATTGAGACTGAATTCTACGGGGCAGGTTCTAGTTACCCAGGCCTGTGTAGAAAGGCTACAATTACGTGGCGTTGTAATTCCGTGGATCAGTTGAATTACATGTTTCCATATTTTTTAAGTCCGGGCGTCAGCATTATAGTTGAGTGGGGTTGGAATAATTATAACCCATCATCCTTAATCGATTTGACTGCTGTTGGAACTGCCGCCAGTGAAACCAGTTCGGGGAGTGGTATAATAGGCATGTTCACCAACTCCAATCTAATTTATGAACAAATTGAAAAATCACGAGGAAATTACGATTGCCATCTTGGAAAAGTCTTTGATTATAATTTCAAAATGAATTCAGCTGGTGGATATGACTGCACCACTATAGTCGCTAGTAGTTTATTTTTACTTGAAGGTCAATCATTAGGAATGTCGTCTGTAAAAAAGGAAGGGAATGTCAACAGCTCGATGAAATCATTCCGCAGTTTTGTCGAAAACGATTTGAAAAATTGGGCTAATCATGGAACAAACTTTAAGAAAAAAAAGAACGGTGAAGAAGATGAGGACAGTATATGGGTTCCTATGAGCAGATTTGCTCAACTTGTAAACGAACAGTTATCTCTCAACCAATCTACATCTGGAACCGGAGCGCCCGCCCACGGAATATTGAGATTTGACATTGATGATACAATTATTACCGCTCATCCACTTCTAAAATCATCCGATGTAGATGTTTTGATACCTAACAAATATTCTCCAAATTTACGTCCTTCGATGGACATTATTAAAAGTGTGTTAGATAACATCACGTTAGCAAAAAAATTGAAAGATAAATATGGTAACACCGAAAATCTTTCCGCCAAGGCTTTGGAAGGAATTCAAGCCGCCTCCTTAGACAGAAAATCTGTGACGAGGGGTCGTCAGGAAAATATAGCAGCAATTTCTTATGATACACTGACACCCAACGTTGTAAATATAGAATTTGCAGAGTTCAAGGACAAATTCAAAGAGTTGAATGTGGAATTTGATTATGATGATTTGAATGCCGTCATTAATTATGACAGACCCATTGGTCACGAATTTCCACGGTCTAAAGATTTAAATGTTTCTGGCGACACGAAGCACCACTCGGGTTACTATGGGTACTTAAAAGATATCTACATTTCAGAAAAGATGATTACACAGGAGGCTAATGCTAATGATACCACGTTAAAGTTCATCGAAAGCGTTCTCATGAGAATATCTGATGCTGGGTCTAATATTTGGGAGTTTAGGGTTATACCTGAGCCTATTGGAAATACAAAGTATTCAGTAATCGATAATAGCTATTCTGGTGGAATACCAAAGGTTCCGACATTTATACTTGGTTCGATTGGTAGCGCTCACTTTACAGAAATGAGCATGGACGTAAAGATGAGTCAAGAAATGGCCAACCAAGCCATCTTGGGTCAAAGTAAATATCAATATCATTCCTCCTCACCAAGCACCAAGCCCACTTATGCTAACGGGCAGATTATAACAAGCAATGGTCCACAGGTTACTATGTTTACATCAGATGACAGATTATTTGGACTAGCGTTTTCCAACGTTAAGATTGAATCGGTGGAAGACAAATTTAAAAAAGTAATGTCACGGTATAATAATAAAGACGCAATTATATCGTCAGAAAATGGAAAATCTCACATTCTAACTGAGCACGATCCTAGTATGATTAAACAGTTAATAAAATTTGGAAAAAAGACTTTAGAGTTGGCTTCTCCGATGATGCCAGGGACTGAAATGAATCTTACAACCTTGGGTATTGGCGGAATCAGATATCTCGACATGTTTGCTGTGGACAAAACCCACGATGCCTATACTTCGAAGCGGGCCGTTTGGCAAATCGAAGGTGTGAAGAGTGTCGTTGAAGGAAACCGGTGGACCACAAGTATAATGGCTCGTGTCAGACCAATAGTAATAACACAATGATTACGAACAACAATCTAGTTTTTGAGTATGGGCGATCAAACATTTTTTTAAAAAGTTACAACACACCCGTGCCATATAAACCAATTCCCGCATCAGGTGATTTTTCCAGAGGCTATATTGAAAGATACATAGCAATTAGAAACAGTGATAAATCTGGATGCGAGATAAATTCTAATACTATAGAAAATATCGACGACCGAGTTTACACTGTTTATCAAATATTGTGGAGAATAACTGGCAAAAAAGATTTCACTAAGGTTGGGAATATTATAGAGGACTACGGTGTTCAAAACCAAAATCTTCAGCAGATAGAAAAAGTAAAAATTAATTCAAAAGTTTCTTTAACACCGTTCTTAAAAAATCCATTAGAATTTTGGCGTGGGTATTAAAGTTGACAGTCCGTTGAATGCTGATATGTTTGTTCAATGGTCATTGTTGAAACGGCTCACGAGCTTGACTTATTTTTATCCAAACTACGAGTAGACAGTTGTATTGTGGACGTAGTTATGTGCGATGTAGAGAAACACGCTTTAAATAATCTACCGTCTCTTATTATTACAATATTCCCAGCACAGGGAGATTTATGGGTTATCCCAATATCACACAATGAAGGACTTTCTTTAGATGGCTCGTTGGATAAAGTTCGGGAAAATTTAAAAATGTGTATGGGAAGAAAGTGCACGTTTGATAAAAAAACTCTGGTTCATGTATTTGGCGAAGACTGTGGATTTGTTGATTTAAATGTTGTAAAATATTTGGACACAGGATGCTTTGAAGAATTTGAGGACGTTTCAAATAGTGCATCAGTTTTTATATCAGGTACGTTCCGACGATTTTCAAATTTAAATAAATCGATTCCTATTATGAAACACTGTGACTTATTCATGCAGAAATATTTAAAATTCGTGTTTCCACCGAAAGAAACCTCATTCGATAAAAGTTTTGAATTTGTAAATAATATTGCCATCACACGGTTTGCTGAACTCGAAAGGATAGGAATAGCGGTCGATAAAGAAAAGTTAATTCTTCAATTCGGAGAAGAGCAGGAGAAGAACGTTAAAAATAATCTAATTTACAGCCAGTATAACTTGTTTACATCTACAGGTCGACCAAGTAACCGTTTCGGTGGAGTAAACTATGCCGCACTGAACAAAACCGATGGTTCTCGTAATCTTTTTGTTTCCCGCCACGGGCCGGATGGAATGCTTGTTATGATAGACTACAGCGCATTCCACCCACGGTTGATTACTAGATTGATTAACTATCAGATGGGTTTTGACGTCAATCCATACGAATATCTTGCCAAACACTTCTTTAAGAAAAAGAATGTTAGTATGAAAGAGATTGGTGAAACAAAAGGTTACACATTTCAACAATTTTATGGTGGAATTCAACAACGGTGGGCACATATACCATATTTTAAGAAAATCCAAGAATACATCGACCACAGATGGCAGTATTTTGAAGCTAATGGATTTGTAGAGACGCCAGTCTATTTTCGTAAAATAAAGGAATGTCACATCGAAAACCCGTCGCCGAACAAGCTTTTCAACTATATACTACAAGCCTATGAGACAGAAATAGGTGTTTTGACGTTGGGAAGGATTCTTGACCATTTAAAGGGTCGCCTGACTCAACCTACACTCTACACGTATGATAGCCTCTTATTCGACGCACATCGTCAGGATGGTCAGGAAACGATACGTCAGCTGCGTGACATCATGGTTGATAACAAATTTCCGGTAAAAGTATATGTTGGAAAAAATTACGCTGAGATGAGTCAGATAGAACTTTGAATGTATATTTATAAGGGCGACACAATATGAAAAAGACAAATGACTTTATTCAAGAGATTTTAATGGAAGTCACTCTCGATGAAAGGATTGAGAGTGGTATCTTAGAAATGAGTAACCCCGAACACGTTGAGGTTTTAGCTGAGCGTCTATTTGATGCTGGGTTTGACGCGGGTATGGTTACAGAGCTTGTAAACAATTTAATACTACGTGAGGGAAAACATCCAGATAGACAGGCTTACAATAAAGAAGGTTGGTTAGTAACATTTCCATCAGCCGATTATCGTAATGCCGCTATTCAAAAGGGTACGCATTTCCAAAATGATCCTACTCACGGCCGAGGCGGGATGAACACGTATTATAAAAAGAAGGGTAAGACGGCTCACCAATCTCAGCAAGATGTGAGCACAAGTGAACCAGTGCAAGGAGAACAACCAACAGCACCAGATACACCGGTGCCAGCCAAAGCTGTTGCACCAGCTCAACAAACTGCTCCGGCTGCTGGTGGTGTAAAGGTGGACCCTCAATCTCCGGCTGTCCCAGCTAAAGATGAACCAACCAATACAACTCCAAAACCACAACCTTCTGGTGATTCTGAATTACCGAGCGCGGGAAGTCCAGAAACAGAGCCGGCTGCTCCAGCGTCACCCGAAAGCTCAGCTGGTGGGACAGTTGCAGCAACCGATTCGACTCCGAAGCCTCCAGCAGCTCCGGCACCGGCTCCAGCAGCTCCAAGCGGACCTTCAATTCCAGAGCTGACAAAGAAATTTGCTCTTTCAAAAAATTGGAAAGAGACTCCATATGGTGAATGGCACGGCGGCGAAGGTGAAAAAGTTGCCGTTGTAGGATATGACGAACAGGTTGTTCCGGTGAATCACCCAGATAGAGAAGCTCTATCTGTTTTCATAAAGAGAGCTCTACCTCAAACGTAATGGAATTTTATTCCCAGCTGCTGTGCACCTTTTCTACAATGGAAGGGTATAAAAAAGATATATCCTCAATTATAGGTTCATATAATATAATAGGGCGGTCAATTTTTGTTTTGCAGAATTTAGAGGACACCCGAGAAGTTTTTCTAACTTACAATGTGGAAAAAACAACAAATCTCCGACATTACAAAACAATTTCTGTGCACCGAAAAAAAGACTTCAATGTAATTTATTCAATCAACGCTTTGAACGTATTGGCGGACAGGGATAATAACCCAAACAGAGAAGTGGATTGGTCAAAATATAAAAACAGTATTATCATAAACTGTGACTCTGGTCTGAAAATAGTTCCAACAAAATTGTTGACGCTTTATCCGGTAAAATAAGATATTTTGCCGGCGGATTGATATTTATTGCGAGCGATTAATGCTCACAATTAACGATTAAAAAATGACAAAGGCTTATTTCAAATTGACAAACGTGCATTAATCAATCATATTACACACTTACTAATTGAAAATTCAATTCGTATTAACAAATAAAAAATAACTAAGGAAAATTATGGCATTAGACATGAGTAAGATTAAGAGTCGCCTTGAGGCACTCAAGACCACAAACGGAAAGTCAGCACATTTGTGGAAACCACAGGGAAAAAGCGTAATTCGCATTGTCCCTTATAAGTTCAACCCAGAGAACCCATTCATCGAGCTTCTCTTTCACTACGGTATCAATAACAAGACTTATCTAAGTCCTGCTTCGTTCAATCGGCCTGACCCAATCGTTGAGTTCGCCAATAAGTTGAAGAGCACCGGAGATAAGGAAAGTTGGAAAGAAGGACGCAAGCTTGAACCAAAGATGCGTACTTATGTTCCAATTCTCGTTCGTGGAGAAGAGGATCAGGGAGTTAAGTTCTGGGGTATGGGAAAGACGGTTTATCAAGAAATCCTTGGTATCATCGCCGATCCTGACTACGGTGATATTACGGACCCGAAGACGGGCCGTGATATTCTTGTTGAATTCAAATCGGCTGAAGAAACTGGTAAGAGCTTTCCGGAGACAAATATCCGCGTCAAGCCAAATCAGACTCCAGCGTTTGATATGACCAACAAGGTTGTATTGGAAAAGTTCAGAGACCAGAAGGACATTCTTGAACTATTCCCGGAACTAACATACGAAGAATTGGCAGCAATTATGGACAGCTACTTCAACGCTCCCGAGAGTGATGACGAGGTTGGTACACCATCTGCCGATGTCGCATCTACGGAAGAAACGCCAACGGAGAGCCCAGTTGCTGCTTCTGGAAAGAAGGTAACGGCGACGGCTAAAGAAGTTGCAGAAGACTTCGACAAGTTGTTCAGTTCGTAATCGGTTCTGAAAGAACCCAGCTAATTGTAAGGCAGCGGTTGGTAGATTCCAACCGCTGCTATTACTTAACCCAAAATAATTATGGCTACAAAGAAAAATAGAATTGAGCACGAAGTTGCTCCTGTCCGCGATGAACTGGCTGATTCCCTCGCCGAGACATTAAACAAAGCAAATAAAGACAGTGGAAAAGTAGCTTTTTTCCTAAGTGATTCAGAAGACCCTTCTAAAATCACAGACTGGATTTCAACCGGAGAACACCAACTCAATATTGCTATCGCTAATCGTCCTGGTGGCGGTTTGCCCGTTGGGCGTATTACTGAATTAACCGGTTTGGAAGCTTCGGGAAAAAGTTTGGTTGCAGCACATTTGCTCGCCGACACACAGAAACAAGGTGGAGTAGCTGTATTCATTGATACCGAATATGCCGTTTCGCCTGAGTTCTTATCAGCAATTGGTGTAGATGTTCAAAAGATGTTGTATATCAATGTTAATACCATTGAAGACATATTTGATAATATCGAAACTATAGTGGCTAAGGTTCGTAATTCTAATAAGAATCGACTTGTTACAATTGTTGTCGATTCCATCGCTGCTGCTTCAACGAAGAAAGAAATGGCGTCAGACCACGGAGCGGACGGATATGCTACAGGAAAAGCTATTGCTATCAGCAAGGCTATGCGTAAAGTTACAGAATTAATCGCTCGGCAACGCATCTGTCTCGTGTTCACAAACCAACTCCGTCAAAAGATTGGTTTTGTAGGTTTTGGCGACCCTTGGACAACGAGTGGCGGTAAGGCTCTCGCCTTCCACGCTTCAGTTCGCATTCGTCTTAAATCGACAGGAAGTATTAAGCTTGGAACAGTGCCAATTGGTATTAAAACCAAGGCAGTTGTTATTAAGAATCGCATGGGGCCGCCTTTACGAGGATGTGAATTTAATATCTTCTTCGATCGTGGTATCGATGCTTACGGTAGTTGGTTAGAAACACTACTCGAAAATAAAGTTGTCACCAATGCTAAGAAGGTAAAGGAAGACAAGAATGTTAAGAAAACTAAGAAGGAACAGGAGGCAGAAAAGGAAGAGAGTAAGTCAGCTAAGTCTCTCCAAATTCTTCTTCCTGTTGCTGACGGTGAGGAACAGATATTCTTTGAGAAGAGGGATTTCCCAAAACTTCTGACATCTCGATCGGACGTAAATGAGTTTCTTTACAACCAACTGTGTGATATTTGTATCATGAAATACAAGTCACCAGATTCTGAGTTGGAGGATGACGTTGAGGTTGATTCGAGCCAAGAGGGTATCGACGAATAACAAATTGTTGTATGGAGTGAAACATCTCCATACAGCTTTCATTTTATGAGAAGCATAGAATTACATTGGTTATGGAAAATGGATAAGTGGCTTCCGTATCCTAGTTTGGTATTTGCGCAAGGTGGATACGAAGGAAAAACGGGCTACATTACCCCACGACCGAACCACGAATATCCAATCGAGAAAGATGATTGTGGTATATCTACAAATAACGGGGTAATTATTATTAACACATCTCACTGGAATACTGATGCGGGGGCTAGGGCGTCATTAGCGCACGAATGGCGGCATCACTGGCAACACTTCAATGGTAAATTGATTCATAACAAAAGTGGCGAGGTTTATAACACACTAGATTGGGCAAACGATTGGGAGAATTCTAAATCATGAACAATAAATACAAATCAATTTTTGCAGAAATAAAAGAAGTGCACAAAAATGCAGCTCCAGTATCATCCAGAACCCGCAATAGTGATATACTTATAGTGGACGGAACTAATAATTATATCAGGGTATTTCTGGTCGTGCCAACTCTAACAGAAAATGGTGAACACTGTGGAGGAATCTCTGGATTCTTAACCACGATTGGCTATGCTGTTAAATTACTGAAGCCGACGCGTGTAATTGTTGTATTTGACGGAAAAGGTGGAAGTCAACGACGGCGCAAACTCTATCCGGATTATAAAAATAAAAGTAAAGTTACGATGCGAGTAAATCGAGCTTACGAAGAAATGAGTAATCCAGAAGATGAGCGAAAAGCGATGATGCACCAAATGTCCGTACTGGTCAACGACTTCCTCGATTGCCTACCGGTATCAGTAATTGCAGTAGATAACATTGAAGCCGATGATGCTATAGCTTATATTGCCACAAGTGTTTACAACAAGCCAGAGAATAAAATTACAATCATGAGCGCTGATAGGGATTTTTTGCAGTTGGTGAACGACCGCGTAAATGTATGGAGTCCAATCAAGAAAAAACTTTACAGCACAATGGATGTTGTTAATCAATACGGTATTCATCCGACAAACTTTGTCTATTACCGAACTCTGACCGGCGATACTTCTGACAATATTCCTGGTATTAAAGGTATTGCTATCAAAACAGCAATTAAAAGATTTCCAATGATTACCGAATCGACAGAGACAAGTGTCGATAAAATTGAAACATTTGCCAAGGATAAAATAAACGAATCAAAGTGTTATGCCGACGTTGTTAGCAATATCGATACAGTTAAATTAAACTATAAATTGATGCAGTTAAAGGAGCCCGATTTTTCACCAACTTTACAAATGGGAATTACAGATGCTTTGGGTAGAGATTATAGTCTCAATAAATTTCAATTCATACAACGGTTGACCCAACACGGGATGCACACAGCTATTCCAAACTACCACCTTTGGCTTCAAGAAGTATTTTATCCACTCGACTGTCTGTCAAAGTAAATTTATGAAAGCATACGTAAAAACCAACAATGGCACATTTCCGAATTTAAACTTCTACCTAGCGTGGGAGGGTCGCAATAAATTAAGTAGTAGAGAAAATATCATGCAAGCTTACGCTAAGCAGTTGCGGGAAAGTTTTGGCCCGTGAATTATTATCAATTGACCTTTAACCCAAATAACCTAATATACACTTAACAATTATGTCACCAATCATTATAGATAATCTACACAAGTATGGACTTGAATTTCAAGCAAAAATCATCGCTGGTATCCTTTCAGAAAAAACTTTCTTAGAAAGAGTTCTTGACATTGCAGACCCAGAGGCCTTTGAGAACGAAGCACACCGTTGGATTTTGAAAGAGACGTTTTCATACTATCTTGAATACAGTTCCGTTCCAACGTTACAGGTATTCAAGGTTAGAATTTCTACCATCAATAATGAAATATTGAAGGCTATGGTAATTGACAATTTGAAATCGGTGTTCTTGAAATTGACTGATTCGGATTTAGATTTTGTTCGTGAACAGTTTCTTGAATTTTGTAAGAATCAAAAACTAAAGGGAGCGATTATTAATTCGGTCGATTTGATTAAGGTGGGTGAGTATGAAAAGGTTAAACATTTAGTTGATGAAGCTCTTAAAGCCGGCATGGAAAGAAATCTCGGCCACAACTATCACATCGAAGTTGACAAACGTATGAGTGAAATGTCACGCAAGACGGTTTCAACTGGCTGGGATGTAGTTGATTCGCTTATCGACGGGGGTCTTGGGCCAGGAGAACTTGGAGTATTTGTTGCTCCCGCTGGTATTGGTAAGAGTTGGCTTTTGGCGCGAGTCGGTGCATCTGCAATGTTGAAGGGAAAAAATGTACTACATTACACCTTAGAATTGAATGAAAATTATGTCGGACTTCGATATGATTGTTGTTTTACAGGAATTCAATTTCAAAATGTTAAAAATTACGCTGACGCAGTTAAGGAAAAACTCAAGTCTGTACCAGGAAAGTTGTTTGTGAAATATTTTCCAATCAAAACGGTGAGCGCTCAATCACTCAAATTTCACTTTGAGAGAGTTGCTATGTTAGAGGGAATTAAACCAGACCTTATCATCGTTGATTACGCTGACATTCTCCGGCCGATTGAAAAAGAAAAGAATTCTAATAGCTACTCAGAAATGGGTGGAATCTATGAAGAACTTCGTATGATTGCGGGTGAGTTGGGGGTGCCTATCTGGACCGCCTCACAAACAAATCGCTGTTTTTCATTAGACACTAATATTCAAGTAGATACGAAAGGAATCATCCAGGCTAGGGATTTAGTTTCTGGAGATAAAGTATTAACACACGCCGGATATAAGTCTGTCACAAAAATTTTTCCGATAGAAAACCAACCAGTGTATCGAATTAAGTTAAAAAGTGGAAAATATATCGACTGCTCTTCACGGCATCTGTTTCCGACTCAATATGGAAATTTTAAAAATATTCAGACCGGCCTATCGGTTGGCGATAAACTTTTTACTAAAAAGTAATCATAGAAAATTGCATCAAATTTATCAACAAAAATTATGAAAGAACATGACCTAAACCCCGAAGATTTTATCTTAGACGAAATTGAGAGTATTCAGCTGTTGGGCGACCGGCCAACCATCGACATAACCGTTGCCGACACGCATATGTTTTTTGCCAATGACGTATACACTCACAATAGCGGCGCAGGCGAAGATATTGTTCAGGCACATAACGTTTCCGACAGTTACCGTAAAATTATGACGGCGGACTTTGTGATGAGCGCTTCACGAAATATTTCTGATAAGGCTAATAGTACGGCACGAATGCACATCATTAAGAACCGCTTTGGACCAGATGGTATAACCTTATACTCGAAGATGGACACGGGCAATGGTGATATACGTATTTATGACGAAAAATCAGCAGAATCTTCCAACATAAAATCTAACATGGAATCCGATGATGGGGAAAATGATGTCAAAAAACAACTTAGCTCAAAATGGAGAGGATATCGTAAAGACGACTTTGGTAATAATAAAGATTTGTGATAAATTTCACCAAATCCAAAACTACTTATTGACCCAGCCAACAATAAACCTCTAACCAAAAACTGTTATATGTCAGAAAAAATTCTATCAGATGCGTTCGTCAACAAATATAAAAATAAAAACCCAGACTGGGGATTTAATGGTCTCGGTTATATCGTATATAAGCGAACATATTCACGCATCAAGGGCGATGGAACAAAAGAAGAATGGTTTGAGACAGTCGAACGTTGTATAAATGGTGCCCAAGATATTGGAGCAAAGTATACAAAAGAAGAAGCTGAGCGACTATACGACTTGGTATTCAATCTAAAGTGTAATTTTGCCGGACGTATGTTGTGGCAACTTGGTGCACCTACGGTGGCTCGTTACGGTGGCGCTTCGCTTTTAAACTGCTGGTTTGTCTCCATGAATGATATTGAAGATTTCTGCTTTGTATTTGAAAATCTCATGCTAGGCGGCGGAGTAGGGTTTTCCGTTCAGAGGGCTGATATTCACGAATTACCAAAAGTAAAAGCTGGCGTCAGTGTCATACACCAATCTACAAAAGATACAGACTTCATTGTCCCAGACTCTCGCGAAGGTTGGGTTAGTCTTTTGAGAAAAGTGGTTGATTCATTTTTTGTATCTGGAAAATCATTTACATATTCTACAATTTTAGTCCGTGGGTCTGGTGAGAAGATTTCTGGATTTGGTGGAACCGCTTCCGGTCCTACGATATTGGTAACTGGTATCGAACAAATCATTTCTGTTCTACAAGGTCGTGAGGGCAAGAAACTGCGCTCCATTGACGTACTCGATATCAATAATATCATTGGTTCAGTCGTGGTGGCCGGTAATGTGAGAAGATGTTTGCCTGATAACTACCTAGTATATACTGAAAGGGGGAGTGTTGCATTGTCAGATATAAAAGTTGGGGATAATGTTAAAACCGCTTATGGATATAAAAAAGTAAATGCAGTATTTGACCAGGGAACACAGAATGTATCAACCATAAAGACTATCGACGGAGAAACCTTTTCAGCAACCAAAAACCACAGACTTCTTATTTATAATAAAGTAAATGGTATGGAATGGAAGAGTGTAGATGAAATCAACAAGGAGACAGATTTTCTAGTAAAACCTAAAAATCTTGTAATCGAAACAAAAAGTAAATACACTTATGAGATTAAAAAAGAAAAAAATTTAGAAGATTTCAATCTTGAAGATTATGACCTTATTCCAATAGTGGAAATTGAATATGATACTCACACGACTAAAACTATAGACATTGAAGTTGATGAGAAAAATTATTTCTATGTAGCGAATCCAGAAAATAATACATTTATTGTAAGTCATAATTCTGCTCAGATTGCTATTGGCGACCCAGATGACCATCTTTACATTCGCGCTAAAAATTGGGCGGATGGAAACATTCCTAATTGGAGAAATAAATCCAACAACTCAATCTATGCTGATAGTTTCAATCAAATATCTCGGGACATTTGGGAGACCGGCTATCAGAAAGATGCTGAAACAGGAATGGCTAAGGGAGAACCTTATGGATTTATCAATATTCCATTGGCTCAAAAATTTGGACGCTTGATTGATGGTCCGATGAAGGATAATAAAATGTATCCGACAAACAAAGATAACTGTGAAGGCGTGAATCCTTGTCTAACAGGTGATACACTGATACACACTTCTCGCGGAAATAAAAAACTTGAAGATGTTATCAAAGATGTAAAAAATGGAGATATTGTGTGGGCTTCATCTCTTGACATAAAAACAGGAATTTTAGAAAATTCTCCAATAGAAACCGGCGACCTTACAAGAAAACAGGCCGACATCATAGAGCTGGAACTCGAAGATGGAACAACGATAAAGATGACACCAAATCATCTTGTATACACAGAAAACAGGGGATATGTTAAGGCCTCAATTTTAACACCCGATGACGTTTTGCTAAAAATAATCTGAAGAAATGTCGCACGGATTTTACAATAAAGGATACCGTAGGAGAATACATCGTCGAATTAAAGGGGTACTTCAAGGACAGGCTGTATAAGGTGGATATTCTAAAAAAGGAATACCCCGACATAAAAATTATAGTCATAGATAATATAAAGACATACACAAGCAGCTATAGAAAAGAATTAAAATTATGGAAACAACTAATCAAACAGAACGCGTAGAAAATACGGACTTACCCTATAAACGTATAAAAATCAAAAGCATTAGAGTTGTTGAAAACGCTGATGTGTATGATATAACGGTCGCGAAAAACGAAAACTTTTTTGCGAACGATGTGTTAGTTCATAACTGCGCAGAAATTACTTTGGGAGATGGTGAAGCTTGTAACCTATGTGAATTGTATTTAAACAACATTACATCACAAGAAGAATTGAACGAATGCGCCAAACTTCTTTACAAGACACAAAAAGCTATTTGGACTCTACCATTTCACTATGAAAAAACAAAAGCGATTGTTAAAAAGAATATGAGAATCGGTCTTGGCGTAACAGGAGTCTGTCAGTCTATGGATAAGCTCGATTGGTTGGATAACTGCTATAAGGAACTTCGTAAGTATGATGCTGAATGGAGCAAGGCCTGTGGCTATCCTGTTAGTATTAAACTCACAACAGTAAAGCCTTCTGGAACGTTAAGTTTATTGGCTGGCTCCACACCAGGCGGCCATCCGGCCTTCGCCAACTACTACATTCGTCGAGTCCAAATGGGCTCTGGCGATAAACTGATTCCGATTTGTAAAGAACTTGGTTATAATATTGAATATCTCGTTCGATTAGATGGAACTCTTGACCGAGAGAATGTGGTTGTCGAATTTCCATGTGCTGATGGGAAAAATGCTATTTTAGCAAATGACATGGGAGCGATAAACCAACTTGAACTTGTTAAAAAATTACAAACCATTTGGGCCGATAATGCTGTCTCTGTTACCATTTATTATAAGGAAGAGGAATTGACTGACATCAAAGACTGGATGAAGAAGAATTACGAGACCAGTCTTAAATCGGTCAGCTTCCTTCTTCATTCTGGACACGGATTTCGCCAAGCCCCATACGAAGAAATTACTGAAGAAAAATACAAAGAGCTCTCAAAAAACGTTAAGCCGATATCAACCATAAAACATGACATTGGTTCGGAGAGTCTCGACGTTGAATGTGCCGGAGGGGCATGTCCTATCAAATAATGAGTACGATAAATATGTGTGTGTGTTTCGATACAACTTTTGATAAATTAAAAATTATGGCCGACCAAAAAAATCTAACAACTCTACAAGAAATCCGTGAAGAAACCGGTTGCGGTACAATGTGTCAATTATGCTTTCCGTTTATAGAAACGATGTTAAAAACGGGTCAACTAGAATTTGAAATATGAAATACACATTCCCCCTACTCCTTACCGCATTTGTTGTTCTTTTCCGGCTCGCCGGAATTGAATATGATATCCTTCTTAACGTGACGCCGCTGTTTGCATTGTTTTTATGCTTTCGAAAAGAATTAACCAATTATGTTCATATTCCACTTATAGGTTATATTATTTCCGATTGCGTCATTAATTGGCACTATAATATGCCCATGGTTGGCTGGAACATGATGTTCATGATGTTATTTTTATATTCAATACACTGTCTTGGAAGATTAAAACAGATGAATTTAATTCTAAAGACATTTGTTGCGACGACATCGTATTTTCTGTTGACAAGTACATTTGCGTGGTCGATTAATCCAATCTACGGAAACGGAATACATGAATGGTTCAACGCGGTGGTTTATGGCATGCCACAATATACACCGGCGTGGGTATTTTATATCAAATCTCTTTTCGGGAACCTCGGCTTCGTAGTGTTATTTGAATTGGTAAGAAATATCCAATTCTCAGAAAAGCAAATTTTGAATTTTAAGCGTTGACATTGTGACCTACATTTTGTATTGTGGGTTATTAAATGAGCAACTCTATTTCGTTCGTAGATACATCTAAAATATTCCTACGGGAGATTAATCATCTCATCGCTAAAGATATAATTGTTAAGAACCATTATTCCCACAAGTGGAGTTTGTGTTCGGTGGCCTTAGGTGTATTTTTAAAACAAGAACCGAGTGAATCCAGTTTTTTTGAAAACGACACGGAAAAATTGATTGGGTGTCTCATTTATGGGAATCCCGTTGGGCGGTCTGCTGCAGCATCAATCTCCGAAAGCCTTAATATCAATGAGGTTTATGAACTTGTCAGACTGTGGATAGCCGATATACCCAATGCAAAGAATATGGAGAGCTACTGCATCGGCCAAAGCTTTCACTGGTTACGTCAGAACCGACCAAAAATCAAAGCACTATTGAGCTATGCTGACAATGAAGCTGGACACACGGGTATTATATATCAGAGTACCAATTGGTTATACCAAGGAAACTCACAATTAGCCCTTATGCCAAACTACAGCGTGTCCCTTACACGTAATCCATATGAGTGGATTCATAGCCGAACTGTTTCAGAAAGATATGGTAGTCATAATGTTGACCACTTAAAGGAAGCTATTGGCCACACATTTTGGAGAAAAAAGGAATCCTCAAAACACCGCTACATTTACATCTTGTTAAAGGGTAAAGAGAGAAAAAAGATAATGGAGAACCTAAAGCACAAAACTTACCCATATCCGAAACAGGATGTTCATTCGGATGAAATTTCAGAAGTATTTGTAAATCCAAAAGACTTTGACCCTAACACGGCAGAGGCATTTTTTGTATAATAAGCAGACAGAATTATTGGTGCTTTGTTTGTTGTTTTCTCCATTGGAGAACTATTTATATACAACACAACCCCCTATACAAGTATGAACCGCGAAAAACTAAAGTCTGTTATCAAAAAGATGGTATTAAAAGAAATTACCATGAATCAATTTGGCACATCCGATCACTCGAAAGACGAAGAGGGTGTTAAGGCCTTGGAAAAGGCCGTTGGTAAGGACGGAAACGTATCTAACCCACCAGGCTCAGGGAAGGTTATTGCCAACACTCCTAAACATACGGTCAAATTAGTTAAAAATGCGAACGACTTGTATGATGTTGAGTCTGTCACCAATGGAGCTGAACGTAAGGTCGCCAAGAGCCTCAAATTGGAAGATGCGGTTGAATTTATCAAGGGTCACGCTAAAGATACTGAAAAACCATCAACTAAAAAAGCCTATGATAAATCTGAGAAAGGATTTGGAAAGAGGGTTGAAGATGATAAAGAAGAGGTTGAAGACCAAATGACCGATGTTGAAGATGAGACTCAACTTGACATCTCCGATGATAGTGATGAGAAGGCGGAGAAAAAGGTTGATAAAAAGCTCTCTCCAACAGGTGATGATAACACAATGCAAATGGGCGGCGACCTCGTCGACAAAATTGAACGCATCATCGATATGGCTCTCCAAAAGAAGGTTAATTTGAAACCAGATAAAGACAAAGCAAGTCCTGATAAGTTGACCACGAAGTTGAAAGACACTCCAGTGCTCAAAGATAAGAAGAAATAATCAATTTCATGACTATGAAGTTGAAGAGTATATTATCTGAGACTTCTCGCGTTGGAAAGACCTTTATATCAGTTGATATTCAACCGGAATACGAAAAGGCATTCGGTTTTAAGATTCATGAATATTGTGACTACTTAAACGAGAACGATTTTGGGCGATTGATTTTTTTGTACAACGGGCATGAGACGTTGGGAATGGTCACGGAAGAAGATTATAAATATTGGTTGTTTGAAGCCGGACTGACCGAAGAGACACTCAATACCATAAAATTTTATGATAAAGGGTATGCGTTTTTTAGATATTGTATGGACAACAACCTAGAGGATTCAGTTATTTCGAACTTTGTGAGATTCATGTATCAGAATGACGTGAGAGACTCACGAGACATGGACCGTGGTATGTGGGCAAAATATCTCCGAGAATACAGGCGGACTGATAGGAAGGAAGTCTATGAGTTGCTACGAGATTCCGGCGACTGCGTGAATATTCCCGACTTGATGGATTATATCAAACAATTTCGTAACATCATACTTACTGGTGGTGGAGTAAACGAATGTTTTAAAGAGGTCGAGATTGCGTTACAGGCTTTAAATTTGCCATACCAAGTGGAACAGAAATTTACATATTAGGGCTTGACATTTGATAAACCGTCTTCCAAGATAGGCGTCATAAACAAATCATGCATTCGTAGCTCAGATGGCCGAATACGGTATGAAAATGTACTGCCCCAGCTACTACACCTACATTCGTTACATGCTCGTGGTGCGTCAGGCTATCAAGATTCGTAGGACGTAAACGTGTTGAACGATTGAGTTTAACTAAAAATCGACCAATGATAAAATAAGTGTGTGTTCATGACCTATATATTATAATTATAGGTCATGACACATCACTCTAAGAAAAATTCAAAATACGGTTGGAAACCTGATATAGCTGACTCTCGTGATAGAGTCTTAACAGTTGGTGTGCCTAAAAATTTATCGACGATTCCAAATCAAATTGATTTACGGGGGAAATGCTCTACTGTGGAGAATCAGTCTACTCTCGGTTCATGTACAGCAAATTCTGTTGTTGGAGCTTTGGAGTATCTTGAAATTTTAGATGAAAGTATGGAAACAGATTGTGAGAATTTTAGTCGATTGTTTGTGTACTACAACACACGGGAAATTGAAGGAAATATTGAAGTTGACAGTGGAGCGTCATTACGCTCAACGATACAGGCTTTAGCAACTCACGGAACATGTGACGAACGGTTGTGGGACTATGACATTAACAAATTTAAGATTAAACCATTGGCGAATTGTTATGAAGCAGCTAAGACTCACAAGATTACTGAGTATGCTCGCTTAAATTCGTTGCCAGACATGTTGGCGTGTTTGGCAGCGGGTTTTCCCTTTGTGTTTGGATTCTCTGTCTACACAGAATTTGAAGGTCCGAATGTTGCTAAAACGGGAATTCTCGAACTTCCAAAACCGAACGAAACATTTCTAGGTGGGCACGCGGTGTGTGCAGTTGGTTACAATATTTCAGATGGTCAGCTTTTAGTTAGAAATAGCTGGGGCGAAGGTTGGGGGCAAAATGGATATTTTAAAATGCCATTTTCTTACATATCCAACCCAAATCTAGCAGCTGACGCTTGGACTATTCGTAAATAATTAATGGGCCCGATAGAAGTCGTTATATATCGATTTGGTTAATCCAAAGTCAACCAACACAACTGACGGAGAACCCTCTCGCTCAACTTCACCATAAGTCGAAAGTCTAGCTAGATCGACTACTTCCATATCATAATCTACAATCAACGATTCGATGCCGGCGACAAATTCATTGTTTTCCATTTTCCTATTCAATTCTTCGGAAGTTGCTGGTGGACGATTAAATGAATTCGTTGGTCTCATCTGATTTGCTCTGTATCTGAGGTACGAGCCCAATTCATCTATTTTTACTCCAGAGAGTTGTTCAAATCTTTTTCGCCCCACTTTTTTCGCCAATTCCATTTCTACCCAAAAATCATATTCGTCAGAATCGAATACCTTAGCTGTTACACCGGAAGTTTGAATATACGCTTCAGCTTCAATACTATTCTGCGCTATACCTTTTTTATTCTTAGCAAGTTTTATTACTTTGGTGTCATCTACCTTAAACACCGTTCGGCCAGAACCACTGGCGAGTTTTGGAAGGCGTGAGTTAACATACCGATATTTTCCAGCGAAAGACGATACTTTTTTTAATTCTTCTAAACTAAACCCCTGAGGGTAGTCTTCATTTAAATTGAAAAAATCTTTATATCTATACACTTACATAAATAGTTATAACAATGAAGAAAAATACATTGACAGTTTATAAAAAGTATGTATCGTGAAGTTATGAGTAAATCAAAATCACTTTCAGACTATGAGGATATTTCCGAAGCGATTAAAGAATCGTATAAATTTAAGCCAGAAAAGTTAATTATCAGTGAACTCAAGTGGAAATATTTGGTACGCAGTGGGTTACGTGGAAAAAATATTCTTTTGGTCGGTCCGACTGGAAGCGGAAAAACCCTTGCTGCACAGTCACTTGTGAAATCCTTGGGACGGGAAGACAAATATTTTTATATCAACATGGGTGCGACTCAAGACCCCCGAGCAGCTTTGATTGGCAACACACACTTCAGCAAGGCAGATGGCACCTTTTTTGACGAAAGTGCGTTCGTCAAAGCAATCAAGACACCCAACGCAGTGATTTTACTGGACGAGCTTTCCAGAGGTCATCCTGAGGCTTGGAACATCCTTGTACCCGTTCTTGATGAACTACAACGGTATTTGAGGTTGGATGAGAAACAGGGTTCTGAGATTGTAAGGGTTGCCGAAGGCGTTTCTTTTATAGCAACAGCAAATATTGGTAGTGATTATACAGCAACGCGGGTTATGGACCGAGCGCTGCTTGACCGTTTTCAGGTTAAAATTGAGATGGATACATTGACTGAGGAACAAGAAAAGGCGTTACTGAGAATGATTTATCCATCCGCTGAGGATGCCCTAATTGATGCTATCGCTGGTGTTACAACAGATTCTCGTAAAATGGAAAAAGATGACCAGTTAAGCAAATCTATTTCAACACGAGCAGCGGTTGAGATGGCCGGAATGGCTGTTGATGGATTTTCTCTTCTAAATATTATGGAAGCTGTGGTCTATCCCGATTTCGACGATTCGGGTGGAATCGATAGTGAGAGAACGTTGATTAAACAGGCTGTTCAAAAGTACATTGTCAACGTCACTGCGTCAAACCCATTTGGGACAAGAAAGGTTAAGGCAGACGATGATAGTCCACCATACTGATTATGTCACGAAACAAAAAAACCGACTCAGAAAATTCAAAATTCTGGCTTGATGACGATTTTGAATTCGATGGTAAGAAGCCCACACAGTTAGATTTAATTCGATTGTCAGCTTGTCGCCGTGCCATTTCCAACTTTGTAATGATTTTGACTGGAGAAAAGATTCCGGTAAAATTTGCGGAGAAAACCACATCGTCCACTGATGGTAAATCTATTAACATCGGCGGAGAACTCTCCCGCGGCCACATCGATTCAACAGTCGGCCTTGCTTTACACGAAGGTTCCCACATTGTAAAATCCGACTTTGCCATGTTAGTAAATTTTTGGGGAAAGATTCCAAACTCTGTTTATTTGGCTGGACAGAAGAAGATGTCAAAAACAGATATTAACACTTTCACAAAGAAGATGCTTAACTACGTTGAAGATAGATACATTGACGCTTGGGCGTTTAAAACGGCTCCGGGATATCGCGGATATTATGTTGCGTTATACAACCGCTACTTTAATGATCCGGAAGTTACCAAGGGACTTCTGTCCAAAGGTTTTGCCAGAAAACCAACCCTCAGAAATTATAAATTTCGCATCATCAATATTACTAATCCGGAATCTCCACTAGACGCTTTGCCTCGGCTTGAAGAGATTTACGAAAAATTAGACTTAGATAACATTCTTCGACTCTCTACTCCAAAAGACCGACTCGAACTTGCGTGTGAGATTGCTACAATCGTTTTGGAGGCGATTGTAGAGGAAGACAATTCTCCGAAAAAGAAAGAAGACAAAAAGCCGCAAAAGGGCGACTCTGATGGAAGTGATTCTGGAGAGAAATCTTCCGACGAAATATCGCCTACCGATGATATAGACAAAAATGACGCAGATGATGTAGATGATGTTATTGGCGGAGAAAATGGTGAGAGCGAACATGTTGATACAATTTCAAAACAGGACGAATTAAAGGGTGAGGCAGAAGAAGATGAGTCGTCCGATGACCTGACGAAAGAACAGATTAATCGTGTCAAAAAGAAAATTCAGGAACAAGATGATTTGATAGATGGAAATCCTCAACATAAATCATTTTCAGATGAAGTTATTAAAAAACTTGAGTCGCTGGACAATAGTGATATTGAACTTATTCCAGTCGGCGGCGATTTTGGTGTTCCTATCGTTGATTGCATTCTTGTGAAAAATTTCACGAAACAACTGATTGAGGATGAAAATTTTCCATACTCTTCACACACAACCCTTCTAAAAAATCAGCACGAAAAATCGGTGTTGGATGGCGTTCGTCTTGGAAGAATGTTGGGACGAAAGTTACAGATACGCAATGACTCACATGTTACACGGTTTACACGGCAAAACGGTGGGCGGATTGAAAAGCGACTAATCGCTGATTTGGGCTTTGGTTCTGAACAAATATTTTATAAAACCGCTGAAGATAAGTATAAAAACACCCACATGCACATTTCCGTTGATGCTTCCACTTCGATGTCGAGCGCGTGGGGAAAAACTTTAACATCCGTGGTTGCTATGGCCAAGGCGGCTTCAATGGTAAAGAATTTAGACGTCACCATCTCATTTCGTAGTTCAGTTGGAGAGTTTGGGAAGTCGGAAAATCCCTACATTCTTATTGCTTACGATTCACGCAAAGATAAATTTAGTAAAATCATTCAATTGTTTCCTTCACTCAACTGTTCTGGAACAACTCCAGAAGGATTGGCTTTCGAAGCTATCTTGGATTATCTTCCAAGAGCAACACCCGAACTCGATTGCTTTTTTGTTAATCTGTCCGACGGCGAACCCTATTTCGGCGGCGGAAGTTATAGAGGTGAAGAAGCGTGGAGCCACACCAAAAAACAAGTCGATTACCTTAGAAAAAACGGAGTCCAAATTATTAGTTATTACCTTGAAAATGATGGACTTGGTGATAAAAGACGTTCTACAGTCAACACACTAGCATTTAAAAAAATGTATGGTAAAGATGCCTTAATCATTGATATTAATAATGTTATGGAAATTGCTCACACGATGAATAAAAAATTTCTAAATCGTTAAAATAAACATTGACATTTTATAAACACATGCCTATTGTTAAGTCTTATTCAATTAAACCCCTAAATCTAATTAACTATTAAAAAATGATTATTACGCAAGAAACCTCCAAGCCGGTCTTCACAAGTGCTGGGCTGACTCCTTCCAAGTTTAAGATTAAAGCCAGCGCTAAGGCGTTCAAAATTCTAAGTGGATTTTACTCTGAACCCATCCTCGCCATTCCGCGTGAACTTGGTGCTAACGCGTGGGACAGTCACGTAGATGCAGAAAATACCGATCGTATGTTTGAGGTCCACGCCCCTAACACATTGGAACCATGGTTCTCAATTCGTGATTTTGGAACCGGTTTGTCGCCTAAGGCAATTGAACAAATTTATACCACATATTTTGAGAGCACCAAGACAGACGACAATGATTCTGATGGTTGTATGGGTCTTGGGTCGAAGACACCTTTCAATTATACTGAGAACTTTTCGGTAATTTCATATTACAACGGAATCAAGTATGTCTATAACTGTTTCATTGATGAGACCGGCTCTCCAAATATTTTACAGTTTGCTACTGAAATGACGAAGGAGCACAATGGTGTAGAAGTTAAGTTCGCAGTGAAGTCGGGGGACATTGCGATGTTCGTTGACAAAATTCGCCAAGCGTACGCCCCTTTTCGTTTTCGTCCCATAATTACTGGGGCGAGTATCGTCTATGAAAAGGTTGAATACCATTTCGAAGGAAAGAATTGGGCGCTTCGAAAGAGTTCACAACGACACAGCAATCAGAGCTACGCCTACATGGGAAATTATTCATATCCCATCAATGTTAGTGCTCTATTTACCGGCGATAAATATGGAAATCCTGATTATCAGAAGATCAACACCTGTCTCGGAGATGGTTCGTTTGAATTATATTTCAATATCGGCGACCTTGAAGTGGCTCCCAACAAGGAACAATTGCAGTATGATGCCGACCAAAAAACTCAAAAGGCCGTTATCGCTGCTGCTCTTGTCGCTTATGATGAACTAAAAGAGTTGGCGCTAAAATCGGTTGAGAAGCCCAAGAGTGTTTGGAACGGTATGGAGCTATACAAGCGATACAATTCTTATAACAGTCCTCTCCATTTTATAACTAACATTATTGGTGGTGTTGGTATTAAATTTGGTAACAAAGATGTCACCTACTACAGCTGTAACGTGTCTGAGGTCCACCGTTCATCGGGCATTGCCGACTCCTTGCCGACGGGAAAGAGATTTGAGGAACACTATGGATTCTTCAAAGTAGAGCAATACGATTTCAACCGAGTCACTGCGAAGTTTCGTAAAGTTGGTAGTGGTCATTATATCGCAGAACAAAGTGACGATGTGTATGGAACTGTATTCTTATACACGTTTGGTGATAATATCAAGCGGGCCCGTATTCGGAACTGGATTAAAACAAATTATCCGGGTGGTGATCATCCACAAATTTACATCATCTCAGACCAATCGGTCGGCGGGCAAGTTTTTAAGGCCCATGCCAAGTTTTTTGGGTGGGACGCAAGCCAAATGGTTGAGATTGAATCGTTGCCGAAGCCACCACGCGCTCCTCGGTCGCCGACGACTTCCAAGACAGATGGAATTCACTTCTATAATATGGACTTTGAATATTGGGATCATCGGGCACTGACGGTCTCTTCTACAAAGTCGTATTATTATGTTGATTTTTATTATTCTGATGTGACGTATAAAACCAAGGAGCTTTCCAAGCGCCAAATCACCTGCCTTTTCAAGTATGCCGTTGAACATAAACTCATTGATGCAAAAGCGGAAATCTACGGAATCAACCGTAAAAACGTTTTTATGCTCAAGACCGGTACGTGGGTCAATGTCATCGATCTAGTCAAAAAGAACATTGATAAAAAGACGGCTCATTTTGCTCATCAGTTGTATATTAAAAATACGTATCTGCCAGAATGTCGGAAGTATTCTGATCTAGCCAGCCGATGCAGTAGGCAAGATATTATTTCCAATATCGATAATAAGGATACTGTAGAAAAATTCCGGCGTCTTGAAAAATCTCAAAACTTTGAACAAGTTGTTGGAAAAGATGATATTATAGCACAAGTCTTCGGAATTAAAGCTGAGAAATCAGCCACGTTTGTCGATGATATTGGCGATGTTGCTAAGGATATCACCACGAAGTATATGGGGATATTTGATATTGTTAACAATTATCATAGCAGTGCCGCTAGTGTGGCCAGCATTATTAACTTCATCGATAAAAACAGTTGACATATTTTGTATAGTAACATAGTATAATGACAGTTAAAAAATAACAAAAATTATGAGTAATAAAATTAAACACGTTCCTTATGTTCTAAAGACAGATGGAAGCATCAGCATGTATCTCAATGGTGAGACCATGACAGTTGAAAATGACCATCCTAATTTTACAAAGATTGTGGATGCCCTAAAGGCCGGTAAGTTTGATAATATCGACCTGTTGGTTAATATCTCCAGAGCTGTTATCAGTTATACTGGCAATCAAGTTCAGGTCAAAGATGGACAAATTTACTTTGGCCAAACCGCACTTCATAATACTCTTACCGCTCGTGTTATAGCTATGATGAATGAGGGTTTCAAGTTTGACCACATGCTCAAGTTCCTTGAGAACATGTTGGCGAATCCATCACGGCGTTCAATTGACGAAACTTACACTTTCCTCGAAAATCATGGCCTCCCAATTACGGACGATGGTTGTTTTCTGGCCTATAAGGCGGTTCGCAACAACTATACGGATATTCATACAGGGACTTTTGACAACCACATCGGTAAGTCACCGGTGATGCTCCGTGGACTGGTTGACGACAACTATGAGGCAGACTGTTCTAATGGATTACACTGTGGATCTCTTGGTTACGTTATCGAGTTTGGTCACTTTGTCAAAGGTCAGTCAGTTGGTGAAAGTGGAAATCGCCTGCTAATCGTCAAGGTCAATCCCAAAGACGTTGTAAGCGTTCCAAAGTATGCTGACCACACGAAGATGCGTGTATCAACCTACACGGTTGTTTCTGAAATCAAGGACGTTGTAAAAGAACTCGAAAAGGTTGTTTATACTTCGTCTGCAACTGTCCTCGCCCCCGATCGTGATGAAGACGATTTCGAAGACGATTTCGAAGACGATTACAATGCGGGTTGGGGTGATGGAATCACCGCCCGTGATGATGGTGAGGCATACGGTTTTGGACGAAAGAATCACACGCCAAAATCTAACTATTCCAACGGATATAATGACGCTTATAATGGGCGGCCATATGACAGTGCTTATAATTGGCGGCCATATGACAGTGATACAGACGATGAAGATGTTGAGTCCTACACTACGGATTGGACCGAAACTGAATATCTTCGTGGCGTTGAGGCCGGGCAGGCCGATTGGGAAAACGATATCGAATTCTCGCCCTGTTCTTACGAGTCTACTTATTTCCTTGACGGATACCGTTCGGGATACAATGGAAAAGAATAATTAACAAATACACTTATGGCAAATACCAAACGTAATACTACAGTAATTGAGTGGCCTTCTGACAAACACTTCACAATCGAAGATGCTCAGCGGAAGTATCCCTCAATGATTAACATCACCCTCCGCTTTCGACTTCAGAAGGCGATTGACAATAATGAGATTTCCGTCATTGGAAAGATTAAGCCCGCAATTGGTCGTCCACGACTCGTCTTCGCAAAGGCGAATTCAGCAAAGTCTGTTCTTGAAGCTGCAACAGCCTCAGGAGTTCTACCTTTCTCGGTAGATAAAAAGGCTGAGGTTGGTGTGACCGACGTAAAAGTAGAGGTTGTCAAAACACCTACTACGGTAGCAACGCCGGTTGCAAAGACTCAAACGGCTCAAGTAGCTGTTTAATTAAGAAGAAGGGGTTCTTCACAAGGCCGGCGACTTCAAAGTCGCCGGCCTTTTATATTTATACACATGCGACCACCACCATATCCAAAAAAGATTGAACTGACAGAAGATTTATTTTTTCATTTTAAACTAAGTGCGAGCACTTACTCATTGTTCGACTCAACTATGAGCACGCCTCTGGCGTATGGATCAAATAATTTTGTCGGTGCGACAATTTCGAGACTGTCAAATAAAGCTACAATATTTTATTTTGAGTTAGATAACAGGAGTGGTTGGAAAATGAAGAGGGTATACAAACCAAATAAAGAAACGGTAGCTTCTTCTAAAATCAAAAAAGTTATAGAAAACGAAAAAAATTAAATGAATGATGAGGAAAAACAAGCGGCAATATTTATCGATTTAGATAAACTGCCAGAAACCTTCTTTGATGATATAAAAATCGTGAGCACGGAAGAATCTATAATCGATGGAAAATATATCATTTATGCGAAGACCGACAACGATTTAATTATCCCATTCTTTCATACAATGGGTTTAAATAGTTGACAATCCATACGATATATGGTCTAATATCATTATGTATATTGAATTCATTACACTGTTCAACAGCTGGTCAGCCTTTCTACAGGTTTCTTTTATCTTAATTATATCATCGCTGATAACTGCTATTTTTGTGAAATTGATTAATCTATTCACATTGCTCGTTACCGCACTACCAATTATTATCCATGGTTGGCCAGTGAATTCAGATTCGGTTGAACTAGTTGTTCAGAATGAAGAAGACGAAGATAAAAAATGAGTAAAGTAAATTCAGCAGATATATTTTTCGAGCAAACCGTGTTCGACCATGAGGCGGAGAAAATTAAATTTATTGCTCATATGGACAAGTTAAAAACTATGTCTGTAGAAGAGAGTGTATTTTATAAGAAGTGGGTGGAGGTTAAGAATTATAGAGATTCAGCTTCAAAATCCGAAGAAGTTAAAGCAAAGATTTATCGGCCAATGGATATTACTAACAAGGAACAGACCTTGCAGGAAATCCGAGATATGAAACCACGTATATTTTATGTGGAACCGACGAATAAGACGCACATGGAAGATTGGTTAATGATTCGTATATTTTGTCATACAATGGCTTACGATCAAACCCCCGGTCGTTTTATTCGATTCTTAATTATTGATGATAACACGGGAAAATATTTAGGAGCCACGTCTATCAGCAATGATGTTATGGCTCTAACGTGTCGTGATAAACACCTTGGGTGGACCACGGAGAATCGCATCAAAGATAAAATGCTCATTCATTCAGCCATTGGTAGTTGCATTATGGGAACTCAACCGTTTGGTTATAATTTTCTTGGCGGAAAACTGATAGCTTCCCTTGTGCTATCAAAGTATGTTCGTGATATATGGAAGCAGGTTGTTGGTAAAACCCTTGTAGGAATGACTACAACCAGTCTATATGGTCCTAACTCAATGTATTGTGGAATTCCCCATTGGCACGGATGTGGGTGCTCCGCTGGTAAAATTTCAATCAAACCTGACAATAGTTATTATGAAATGTGGCACAACTATATCAAAGAAAACCGTGCGGAGGAATATGAGAGAAAGACCGTAAAGAAAGACGGAAATAACACAGGTCCCGTTACTGGAGTAAAACAACGGATTCTTGAAATTATCTTTCGTGAACTTGGCATCAAAGCCTCCAAATATAACCACGGATTTGAACGAGGCGTCTATTATGCTTCATTTTATGAGAATACGAGAGACTTTCTATGTAAACGGTTGACGGACGAAGCACAATTGAAACTCACAAAGCGTTTTGAGGGTGATTCTAGTACTATGGTTGAGTGGTGGAGAGCTAAGGCAATCAAGCGGTATTCTAAATTACACGATGAGAACCGACTCAAAGGTGATGTTCTTTATTATAATACAATGATTGACATGTCTTACACGAAAGCCAATAAAGAATTTTTCGGAGAAGTTGGTAGATAATAACATACCCATGAAAGAAAAATGGAAAATCGATAGACATGAACTAATGGAAACCGAGCGGTCGAAGTTAAATCGAAAAGCCAAAGGATTGGTAGAAGCTTTTAATGACATGCTTCTGCACAGTCAGAGCACCTGACGGGTGAAGAAAAAACTTAAATTTTACAAAGTGCTGGCCGAATTTGAGGAGGTGGAACGAAGATGGAACGGAGATATGCTATTCAACTAGAAGCTGTTCGTTCGGGTACTGAGCCTAATATGGTCCTCAAAAATTAAGGTCTGAATTAGATAATAAGGCGATTACCCAATATTTATTGGGGTAAATGGTCGTCTATTATAACACATATCCCGTCAGCGGTTCACCAGAAGGTCTAGTTTCGGCTGACAACGGTGGTCTTTTTTACTCAAAAGATACATTTCACAGAGTAAATGTGAGTGGAACTGGGTCATGGGTAGACGTTACTTTCGTTCCGCGAAGAGTTCCGGGAGAATGGGAAAAGGTTAGAGCAACTGATATAACACCCTATACTTATTCTAAGAGTGGTAGTTTGTCAAAAACTGGATGGAAATTATTGACAACGTTGAATACATTTAGTGTATTGTTTGCTGATCCGACACTAACCCCAGCACCTACTGACACTCCAGCGCCTACTGCTACACCTACACCAACCGCTGGTGGCCCGACTCCGACTCCGACCCCGACTCCGACTCCGACTCCGTAGCTTAATTAACTTGACAATAGAACGTATAAATCAGTCGGCGGGCATCCAAATTTCAAATCTCCAAAAGATGTGGAGAATCCAAAAAACGATTATGAAGTTATAGATGTCAATTCCGATGAACTGCCAGACGCGGTTGGTGTTATCAAGCATACCCACGCAGGAAAAAAGTTTGTGGCAACTGCACATGATGGTTCGAAAGAGGCAATTCGTTCTATAATTAGACACAAAATAGAATTACTCGGCATGGTGGGTTATTTTTCCGAGGTCTCCGGGAAAATACAAGACATTTTATTAAAAAATGGCGTTCCCGTTGTCGATGATAAGGACACTGTAGAAAGAGTATTAAAGGGAAAAGAAATTGAACTACCGCTAGGCTAAAGACCTAACGGATTCTCGGTTCGTTGAGCAGCATTTTAGATCATTTTTAATGATATTGCCACTCTCCCCGAGCGTAATTTCGGGCAGTTCCTGCCCTACAAAGTTTGGTTTCAACAAAGCAAATTTCTTGATGTTATTTGCTGCTAATATATCTCTATCATGTTCCAATCCACAAGAACATTTCCATGTTCTATCGGACTGTTTTAGATTGTTATTTATTTTGCCGCATGAGCACATCTTCGATGATGGTTCGAATCTTCCTATTTTTATGATAGTATGACCTTTCCATTTTGCTTTGTATTGAATGAAAGACAAGAATTGTCCCCATCCACAATCGGAGATTGCTTTTGACAGTCTCCTATTTTTAATCATATTTTTTATAGAAAGGTCTTCAATACAAATGACTTGGTTCTCGTCAACGATATTTTTACTTATTTTATGATGAAAGTCTTTTCTTTGGTTTGCTATTTTCTCGTGAATGACAGCAACTATTTGTCTTTGTTTATCTCTACGTTTTGACTGTTTATTTCTACGAGACATAATTCTCTGTTGTCTATGCAGTTTTTTAGCAGATTTTGAAATCCATTTTGGATTATCAATTTTTTCTCCGGTTGATAATGTAACAAATGTTTTTATCCCAACATCCAACCCAATAGATTTATCTAAATTTAGTGGAAGTTGGGTAGGAATTTCAATACCGGTGTCAGTCAAAATTGAAATGAAATATTTTCCAGAGGGCGATTTAGAAACAGTGCAAGTCTTTATTTCTCCGATTATCGGACGGGATATAACAACCTCAATTCCTTGTTTGAATTTTGGAATAAATAATTTATTACCGATTACTTTTACATTTTGAACCACTTGAAATGAATCCCGCGATATATGTTTGGATTTGAAATTCGGATAATCGGCGGTCTTTTTGAAGAATTTTGAAAACGCATTATCTAAATTGACAAGTGAGGCTTGTAGAGATAATGAATTTACGTCTTTTAGAAATCCTTTTTCCTTTTTGAGAATTGGAATTTTAGCTTGAATTTCATATCTGGAAATAGATTTTCCTGTCTCTTGATATGTTTTATTTTTTAATTCCAATCCAAAATTGTAGATAAATCTTACGCATCCAAAATGCTTATCCAAAAGAACCTTTTGTTCTTTGTTTGGGTATAAGCGATATTTGGTTGACTTGAACATCCACTATACATATCATCGATTTAGATGAAAACATCTTATTTTTCTAAAAATCATGCAAAATTCTTGATAAAATATCATATTATTTTAGTTGTCAAATATAGAAAGTCATTGTTGGACATTTGGTTATGTGATATTTTACGTTGTTATTTCAATCAAACTTTTCTTGATTTTTCTATTGACTACGTTGGATTTGATAATAATCATATCCATATATTGATAAACTCTGCCCCAAAACTATCTCCACTGCAAATAGTTAGAAAAATAAAACAAGAAACAACAATCTTAGTGTGGAAAATTATTCCAAATATTTTGAAATTGCACTTTTGGAAAGAAAAAACATTTTGGTCCGATGGATATTTCATATCCACCTGCGAGGAAATGTCTTTAGAAACTATAGAAAACTACATACAAAATCAAGGCAGAAATTCATCCCCTAAGCTAAAGACTTAGGGGAATTCTTTCTGTCATTTATTAAATGGAACGGTGATGGAACCTACGTTAGAGAAATTGGTGGTCATCCTTATACAAAAATGATGGTGGGCCGGCCGAGGACGTGACGAGTTATTACAAATTGACAAATTGGGTCAGTTGTATCATGATGTTCATAAAATATGAATATCTTTGATTTTTCAGACGAGAAGGATTCCACAAAGTCTTACCCCTATAAGGTACTAGTTTATCCAAATATTACGTGGGCAAAAGATTTGAACAAGGATAGTTTTGTAATTGTTATAAACAATATTATAACAAACTTGGAGAAAGTTCGTAAAGACATTCATTGGACACTATTATTACCCGAGAAATTGTTTATTTTTAATAGAGATAACATTGACCAGATTATTTATTCCCTACCGACTTATCCGAATCAGATGCGATGTCATTTTGATACAGTGGCATTTCTAAAAGTGCTTGATTGGAAAAATAACGACTTTGATTTGATTTATAGTCATCTACCAGAACACACCCTTCAAGTAAAAAATGTTATTTATAATACAACAAATTTAAAGCCTGCATTCCTCGGTTATACTCATTGGACGGAATTCCCGGAAATTACAGAGTATCCAATGTCGCTGATTGACCACAATTTTCTCGGATTGGCTGAGACGCAGATGTGCGGGATTAATACAGATGCTCAGAAAGCACTGGTATTAAAACACGCCGCTAAACATTTTGACAAATCGTTTATTGAAAAATTAAACGAAATAGTTGTTCCACAATACCTTGGATGGGAAGTTCCTGATTACGGTAAGATTGTGAAGGGAACTAAAACAATTGTTTTTAATCACCGCCCACATGAATATAAGAGTTATCCATGGTTCTTGGCACAGATGGATAAGCTTTGGGCAATTCGTCAAGATTTTAGAGTCTGGGTTCCGCTTGCCGAACAATGTGATAGAGATTATATTGATATTGGCATGAATGCGACCCGATATGAATATCTTAGTCATTTAGGCGGTTGCATCGTCGGTGTCTGTGGTAAACAGAAATACGCCGGTTGGAGTGTTAGTGCAACGGACGGAATGAGTGTGGGCGTTCCATATATCTTTGCAGATGAGAGTTATTACCATGAGTTAGCCGGGACAGCTGGTTTATTCTATAAAGATGATGCAGTCTTTATTTCAAGTGTAACAATGATACTTGACAATCCACATTTGAGATTGAAATACTCAGAGGAGTCGTTAGATAGATTTAAAGAATCTATGTGGTCCTCCACAATAGTACCATTTAATGAGATGTTTCAATCTGCTTTTGATAATCTAACAAAGTTGAAAGAAAAGACGGATAGTTATAAAAAAATTGTCAAATATATAAAACAGAACAAATCTGTGTCGAAAAATGATATTTTGGAGCACATGGGTTGGGGTGTTCGTATCGCATTTACATCTTATAGAAATATGCTTCGCACAGAAAAAGGAATCGTGTTTACAAAAAATCGATATGAGTATAAAGACGTTGACAAAGTGACTGACTAGGTTAGGATATGATCTATGTATCAAGCTGTGTATTTCGATAGAAAATCCTCAACCATTCACCTATGGGATGACAAAAATGGTTACGTTTCAATTAAAAATAAACCTTACGCCTATAGAAAGCAAAAGGGTGGAAAGTATAAATCCATTTATGGGGATGAGTTAGAGAAGGTTACAAAATTTAATCCGGCAGCGCCCGGACTATTTGAATCGGATGTCCCAATGGACACACGTATTTTGGTAGACGCATATTCAGACAGCGATGAACCAAGTGCAGGACACAGAGTAGCTTCACTAGACATTGAAGTTAATTCGGTAGGTGGTTATCCGAGCATGGAAACCTTCAATCAACATATAACCGCTATAGCGGTCTACTGTAGCGAGCAGAAGGTATACTATTGCTATGTTCTCGACGAAGAAGGTTCTATCACAGAATTGGAAACGGGCGATAAGGTTATCAAAACTTTTAAAACAGAAGAAGAATTAATTATGGCCTTCTTGGGTTTGTGGGAAAAAATCAGTCCAACAATCGCCACAGGGTGGAATATTGACGGTTTCGATTTTCCTTATTTATATGGTCGTATTGAGAAGGTTTTCGATGAGTCAGTCGCCGGACGTTTATCTCCCATTGGTATTGCTTACTGGAATCGATATAAGAATAAAATGACAATTGCTGGGATTAACTGTTTGGATTACCTTCTTCTCTATAAACGTTATTCTCAAAAGAGTTTACCAAATTTTCGACTCGATACTGTCGCGATAGAGGAATTGTCCCAAGGTAAAATAGAATACTCCGGTAGTTTAGACGACTTGAAGAAAAATGACCCCGAGAAATTCATTGAATACAACATTCATGATATTAAATTAATCGTTCTATTGGATGAGAAACTTCAATTTATCAATTTGGCGATGAACATCTGTCACGTCTGTCACGTTGGATATGAGGAATTTCACGTTAGTAGCAAGTTCCTCGAGGGTGCTATGTTGACATATCTCCGAAGATTGGACCTAGTGGCACCGAATAAAGTATTTGAGAAACAAGACGACTTTAGCTACGGCGATGAGGACGACGAGGACGATGATGGGAAGTTTGAGGGAGCGTACGTTAAAGAAGTCGTGCCCGGAAGATATGAATGGGTTTGTAGTGCAGACATCAATTCTCTATATCCGTCAGCTATCATGACACTTAACGTTTCACCTGAGACGAAAGTTTGTAAAATTGAAGGGTGGGATATTGAAAAGTATCTAAAGAAAGAAATACAGTCGGTCGAATTCGCCGGAGATAACTATCCCATAAATGAATTTGAGGCCTTAATCAAGGGAAATAACTTATCGGTGAGTGCCAATGGAGTTGTTTATGACCAAAATAAAAAGGGTTGTATTCCAGAGATTTTAAAAATCTGGTTCGATCAACGTGTTGAATTTAAAAATAAAATGAAAGGATGCTCCGATTCTGGCGACAAAGAAGGAACGGTGTTTTGGAAACGACGTCAGCAGGTGCAGAAGATTTTGCTCAATTCATTATACGGCGTTGTCGGCATGAAGGGGTGGAGATTTTATGATAAAGATAATGCGGAAGCCATTACTTTGTCAGGCCAAGCCATTATTAAAGCGTCTGAAAAATATGTTAACACACATTTAAATGAACGGTGTGGTACTGTGGACACGGATTACATTATCGCTATGGATACGGACTCGTTGTATATCTACTATGCGCCGCTTATTAAAATCGTAAACCCTAAAGACCCAACGGCTTTTTGTATTGAGACGATTGGAAACGTCGCCGATTCACTGAATCAATTATACGAAGTTCTTGTCGTGAGAATGTTCAACTCATCGTTGAATCGTATTAAGATTGCGGCTGACGTCGTTGCGAAGACAGCTTTGTGGACGAGGAAAAAACGATATGCCATGTTAAAGGTGTATGATATGGAACTGGGTAAGAGCATCGAAAAGATTGAAATCAAAGGTATTGACGTTGTTCGCTCCAGCTATCCAAAAAAGTTTCGTGAATTCATGAGTTCGATTCTCGAAGATATTTTAAGAGGAACCAATAAAGAAGATTTGGACGAAAAGATTCTGAAATTTAAAGAAGAAATGAAAACGTATGAAATGTCTGATGTGGCTAAAAATACGGGTGTCAAATTTATTTCTCCAACAACCAAGGTAAATTTCGACCCAAAGGATAGACAGTCGTTCAATTTTATAAAAGGGTGCACAGCTCAAGCTAAAGCGGCTCTAGCATACAACGACATGCTAAAGGAATACAAACAGTCAGAAACCGAGCCGATTATGCACGGCGGGAAAATCAAGTGGGTGTATCTCCAGAAAAATCCTCTAAGTTTAGATGGATTGGCTTTTAAAGATGATGGAACTGATCCAAAAATTATCATGGATTTTATTAATACCTATGTAAATTGTCCTAAGATTTGGGACGCCGAACTACAAAAGAAACTTGAGGGTTTTTATAAGATATGTGGTTGGGATTTATTTAGTGTCGATGGGAAAAACATTGACGCCTTTTTTTCATTTGAGTAACCGACTAATTTTATGTTGACCTTTAGAACAAAATAAGACAAACTAACCAATAATCAAATTATGAATAAATCAAATATTATCTCGTTCATCGAACGTTACAACCTAAATGGCGTAGTAGAATCTGTAAAATACACGGTTAAGGATAAAGTTCTTTCCACATCATTTGTCTCAGAAGACAAGAGTATGGCTGGGAGCGTAACAGCGTTGGCATTTGATTTTGAAGATGCTGAATTTGGTATTTATGAGACAACAAAGTTTAAGAGCTTCCTCAAGGTGCTTGACGATGAGATTTCCTTGAAGTTGAATAAGGTTGATGATAAGCCGAACAGTTTGACTCTCGCTGATAAGAATATGGAAGTCAGCTTCATGTTGTCAGACTTGACAATCATACCAAGTGCTCCAACCGTCAAAGAGGTTAAATCATTCGACGTTGAAATTCCAATAGATGCAGATTTTACAGCACGCTTTGTTAAAGCTAAGAACGCTTTGCCAGACGTTGATTCTTTCACACTGCTGATGAATAAAAAGGGTGATAAACTCGAATTGATTATTGGATTCTCCAGTATCAATTCAAATCGTATTAAACTTGAAGTATCAGCATCAACCGGTAAAGATACATTGGCTAAACCTATTAGTTTCAACGCTAATTATTTTAGAGACATTCTTTCCAAGAACGCAGATTGTACTGGAGCCGCTTTGAAAATTGCTGAAGCTGGTATTGCGAAGATTGAATTTGGAAATACTGATTTCAAGACAACTTATTATCTTATCAAGAAACAGATTGAAAGTTAATCTATGAATTTCTTAGAAGAAGAAACACCAACAACCACGAATGTTGCTCATACCATGTGGGTTGAGCGACACAGACCGCAAAAGCTTGAGGACTATGTTGGAAATGGTCCGCTAAAAGCTAAGGTAAAGCAGTTTATAGATACCAACGATGTACCACATCTTCTCTTTCATGGGAAAGCTGGTACTGGTAAGACTACACTGGCCAAACTTCTTTCAAAATCTATCAAATGTGATGTAATGTATATCAACGCATCGGATGAAAGTGGTATTGAAACAATCCGAAAAAAGATTCGTGGTTTTGCGTCTACACTCGGCTTCAACTCACTCAAAGTTATTATTTTGGATGAAGCCGACTACCTTACACCAGACGCTCAAGCGGCTCTACGTAATCTCATGGAAGCATTTAGTGTTTCGACAAGATTTATTCTAACGTGTAATTATCACGAAAGAATCAGTAGCCCAATCGTTTCTCGTTGCCAAGTTTTTGAAATCGTTCCACCGTCGAAAAAGGATGTAGCGGTGTGTCTGATGAATGTATTGACGAAGGAGAATGTTAAATTCGCTAAAGAAGATTTGGTTTTGATTGTTAACAGTCACTATCCCGACATTCGATCTTGTATTGGAACAGCTCAACGTAATACCGTCGATGGACAGTTGGTTCTTGACAAAAACGATGTAATAGAAGGAGATTTAAAAGCCCGAGTCGTTGAACAGATGAAGAATCCAAATAGCAAAGCGGCATACACAGCTATCCGTCAAATGTTAGCAGATAATTCAATCTCAGACTATTCAGACTTTTACACGGTTCTATACGAAACGTTAGCGGAATATGCTCCGAACGATTATGCTATGGTGATTGCTACTCTCGCAGAACATCAACGAGATGATACCATGGTCGTAAACAGAGAAATTAATTTTATGGCAGCAATCGTAAAGATTCTTAAACTGATAAAATAATATGAAAAACCCACTACAAAAATTACAGGCCGACTTTCCCGACAATAAAATCGAATTTACTTGGAAAAATGAAGGTCAGCTCACACACATCGTTGTTGATGGAAAGCGACTTGCCTTTAAAGGATTATCTCGAACATTGTTTTCGTTGCTGCAATACCACGATGTATCTTTAGATGAAGAACTATATGTTATTCTAAAAATGATGGTTGAGGAAATTATTAGACTCAAAACACCGGAAAAGCCAGACGTTCCTACTCCTATAGAAAATGGTCCTACTGGATTTCAAGGATAATACATTAAATTTATGTACTCTGCAATTATATTAGATGAAAAATCACATGACAAACTCGTTAACTGGGTAAATGAAAAATTTACTGTCGTTAAAAGAGAAGACTGGGATATTGTGGCTCACCACATGACGATTAAAATGGGTGAACTACCAACATACCTCACCGAAGATATTGGGACGTCACAAACATTAGAGGTCACCGGATATGGTTCAACGGACAAAGTTGTTGCTGTTCGGGTCGCCGGATATTATACAAATAATAAAGTTCCCCATATTACAATAGCTGTTAACAGAGCTGTCGGTGGGAAACCGGTTATGAGCAATGATATCAAAAAGTGGTATCCTATCATTAAGGGTTTTAAAGTTTCTGGAATTGTAGAGGAAGTAGAATGAAAACAGACAGTCGTGATACTATCAAACACGAACTGAATATGTGTGGATGCAATCCACAGTATTTCATCACCACTTATATAAAACCGTTCACTTGGTCTGGGGATGAAACGGAGCCGTAAACCTAAAAATTAAACTACTATGAGCGTTACCGTAGTCAACAAACATTGGCATAAGCCGACTCGCAATGACATTTACATCGGTCGAGGGTCTCCCCTTGGAAATAGGTGGAGTCATATGGACAACACCACAAAAGCAGAATTCAAGGTTGCCACCCGAGAAGAGGCGATTGAAAAATATCGTGAGTGGTTCAAACATGCCGTGAACAATAACCCACTCGTGGCGGCGTCGATTGATAAAATTCGTGAAGCCCACACTGATGGTCGTGATATAAACCTAGTATGCTATTGCAAACCCGCGGCGTGTCATGGCGACGTTATCGAAGAATATCTTGAGCATTACTTCATCGGTTATGATGATGAACGCCATGAATTACCGTCCCTTCTTTAGAGGGACGGCTTCTCTGTCTGTGACAGAGGATTTTCCGCGTTTCATAGACTTCGTATCCCTCGCAGATTGCTCTGCTACTCTTCCGAACGCCTCACCGCGTTTTTGTTTATGCTCCGATGCAATTCCT